CGGCAAAAAGTAAAAGCCCTTAAATCCTCGCGAAATGCGGGCTTTTGAGGGCTTTTTTTATGCGCGAGCCTGGCGGGATTCGAACCCACGGGCTTTTGCATTTCAGGCGAATGCTATTTTGCTGTCATCGCCGTTTCAACCCACTTGAAACGCGGTTTACTCGCTGTTTTGGGGTTTTACTACTACCATTTTACTACCAGCGTCTTTTTTATCGGGCGAAAAACTGTCGATATAGGACATAAATTCGGCGGTGGATTCTGCCTTTCGCTCTGACGTGAGATGAGTGTATATCCGCATTGTTACCGAGATGTCGCCATGCCCCATGAGGTAGGCGGCTGTCTTGACATCGACACCAGCGACAAACAGCATCGTGCAGTATGTGTGGCGAAGGTCATGCAGTCGGAATGATAATTTGCTGGGGCGCGAAGGATTGACAGCTTCGTCGCTGAGGATGTGCGTCATCACGGTACAAAAGTGACTAAGCCCGTGCCTGATGGACGATTCCGTCAAAGGACTGCCGTGCTGGCTAAGGCAGACAAACCCCTGACGTTGCGCTTGCGGCACTGTATCAAGTGCGTCGTACAGTGGGGTCGGCATAGGAATTACGCGTAAACCAGCCGCCGACTTGGCTCGCTGCTCCACGACAAATGCGTTGTGGTGGATTACGCCTACCTGACTGACGGTTAAGGTCCTGCCAGCCATGTCTACGGCTGACCAGTCGAGTGCCATCATCTCGCCGCGCCTGAGGCCGGCAAAGAGCATTATCATCATCCACAGGCCGGGATAGTTGCCCGGAGCGTTCCAGTAGCGCAGGATCAGGCGCACTTCGTCGCGGGTCAACGCGCGGTGGGTGCCCTTGACGGCGCGGGGCGCGATAAGGTCTTCGGAAGGGTCTTCGTCAATATGCCTGTTCTTGCGGGCTTTGGCGAAGACTTTTTTTATGGCCTGAATCTGCTTTGATATGGTCGACTGGCTCTTGCCGCTTAAGCTGTTGACAAAGGCCTGCAGGTCGCTCTCGCGGATGGCGGACAGCTGCCGCTCGCCCAGGGCGGCGCGCAGATGATTGTAAGGCACGGCGTGCTGGGAGGCGTAAAGGGGATTCGCGCCGGAGGGGTAAATGTCGAGATAGGTATCTATCCACTGCGATAGCGTCATATCGGCGCGGGGACGCCTGCCCTTGACGGTCTCCAAATACTCGTCGCGCTTGCGCTCGGCCTCAAGGCGGGTGGCACCGTAAAAGTATTTGCGCTTGCGCCTGCCGGTCTCGTCGTGGCCCAGCTCGACTGAGAGCATTATTCGGTTGTCGGCGCGCTCATTTCGTCTTCTGCGTGTAGCCATTCTGACACCTGTCGTCTAAAAGACGGTTTTCGTACAGCTGTAAAGCCTCCACTATCATATCTTCCGGTACGTCGAATTTTTCGGCAAGCTCCCAGCGCTCAAGGGTGCCGGAGCGGATGGCCTTTATCAGATCGGGCAGAGGCACCAGCAGCTCGACGGCGCGCTTCTCTGCTTTGCGCTCACAAATGGAGCGGGTGATAAGGGGCGTCTTGTCGTTGTAAAAAGCGCCGGTCTCGATATGCCCCATCTCGTGGGCGATGAGGCGTTTGCGCACTCTGTCATTCTTTACCTTGCGGGGATTGACTGCTATCCAGCCTTCGGGGAAGCTGCAGGCGGTCACCTGCCGCATGGGGAAGTCATCTATTTCAATACCTTCTTTTTGCGCCCTGTCATATATCTCATTTAATGTCATTTTTCTTTGCTTTCTTGAATCTCACATAATCCAGTACGTCTAACTTCTCTGCATCATTCAGACCATGTATCTCTCCGGCAAGGGCAAACTCGATGTCGGAGAGCGGCGAAGATATAGTGACCGGCGCAACTTGCGCGGGCTGTACGGCAGTTGAAACTTCATCAATAAGAATATCCTGCCATGGCACATTGAACACTTCAGCTAATCGATGTAGGTTATCCCCGCGTGGGTCAGTTTTATTATTAACCCAGTCACTGACCGTTGGTCGGGAGACTTGAATGAAAGCAGCTAACTGTTTTTGAGACATGCCGCTGCCAATTAGGTATTCTTTAACTCTGTTCATGCTTATGACCTCCGAATTTTTCTATCTATTGCCTATTATATTTATTTGTTCTTTATTTTGCAATATCTTTTTAATACATTTTTATAAATTAAATTATTGACATTTTAGCCACTGACAAGTATAATAACAGACAGTTGGCAATCGCACAATTAATTAGGACAATTAAGAAGGAAGGTACACACAATGTCAGTCAAGCAAAAGCTGAAGGTCATGAAAGAAGTCGATGAGCGCAACGCAAAGCGCATTGAAGCGATGAAGGCGGAGGCGACCGGCAAGGTCAGAAAGGAAGGGAAGCATGATAGACAGGTACATATCCGCTAAGGACGTGCGCGAGGCGCTGGGATGCAGCAGAGACAAGGCTTATGAGATCATGTACAGCTTCGACGCGCGCAAGCAGCTTTACCGGATAGGGCGAAAGCTGATGATCAAGGAAAGAGTGTTCAAAACATGGATCGAGGAACACAACACCCGAGGATACCAAGGCTAAGGACATAAAACGAAAGGAAGGCAACACTATGGCAATCGTTAAACCCGCTGAGATGGATTTCAGCAAGCAGAAGTTCAGCATGATCATTTACGGCACTCCGGGCATAGGCAAGACCACGTTGGCGCTCTCCGCGCCCAAGGCGATACTGATCGACTTCGATCACGGCGTGAGCAGGGTCGCGGCCAGGCACCGCACCGCAACCAGCATATGCGACACTTACGAGGATGTATTGAACGACGTTAACAGCCCGGAAATGAAGGAATTTGAGACCGTGGTCATCGATACCGGCGGAAGCTTCGTGACGTACCTGAAGGACTGGGCGTTTCGCAACAAGAGCGACACGCGCACCAAAACCGGCCAGTTCAACAGCCTTAAGGGCTTCGGGTACGTAAAGAGCGAGTTCAACGCCTTTACGGAGCAGCTTAAAAAGGTGCTGGACAAGAACGTGATTTACGTGTTCCATTCGACCGAGGAAAAGGACAAGGACGGCAACCCCACGCAAAGGCTCATGTGCGAGGGCGCGGCGAGGACGACGGTCTGGAACGGGTGCGACTTTGGCGGCTATGTGCAGATGCTTGACGGCAAGCGCGTAATCACCTTCACGCCGGAGCAGGAATTCTTCGCCAAGGGCAGCCACGGCATAAGCGGGCGCAGGGAGATCCCGGAGCTGACCGGCAACACCGCGAACGACTTTATTTCCAAGATATTTGATGAGGCACAGCAAAACATCGCAGACGAGGAGAACATCTTCGCGCCCCAGCGCAAGCAGTACGAAGATGTGATGAAGGAAGTCGCCAAGCTGATAGACGGCATAAAGGACGCCAAGAGCGCGAACGCCGCCGCCGAGCAGCTGCCCAAGCTGGAGCACGCGCTGACGAGCCTTCAGGAAGCCAGGGCGCTGCTCAAGGATAAGACCAAGGAACTGGGGCTCAAGTACGTAAAGGGCACCGGTTACACCGAGGATAAGTCCGAAGCGGAAGCCAAGGCCAAGGGCAGGAAGGCCGAGGAACCCAAGGCCGAGCAGGCCGAAGCGAAGGAGGCGTAACAAATGCTGCTTATGACGCAGAGCCTGCTCAGCGCGTGGGCGTACCAGTACGACTGTTACGAGGGCGGCGAAGAGGAAGCGCGCGAAGCCTTCCTTAAGACGCTCAGGCGCGAGAAGGACGAGCCGACCGAAGCGATGGTAAACGGCCTTGAGTTTGAGAGCCTCGTTTACCTGACGGCGGCAGGAAAGACCGATCCCGCCGGGCACAGGTGGGAGAAGGGCGCAAGGGCGCTGGCCGCGATAATCGGCGACGCGCCGGTGCAGGTCAAGGTCGACAGGCCGATAGAGGTGGACGGCACCGAGTACCTGCTTTACGGCATACTGGACGCGCTGAAGGCGGGCGTGATATACGACGTCAAGTTTTCAAATAAGAGCTTTGGCAGCGCGGAGTTCGCGGGCAAGTATCTTGAGAGCGCGCAGCATCCGGCATACTTTTACCTTGTACCCGAAGCGCATATGTTCAAATATTTGGTTTCCGACGGCGACGATATTTACATCGAAACGTACGAGCGGGATCAGACAAGGTACATAGGCGACATCATAAGCGCGTTCGCCCGCGACATAAGGCGCGACGGGCTGTGGGACTTGTACGCCGCCAACTGGCAGGCGCGACAGTAAAGGCAAATACGGACGCCGGAGGTGGTCGCCATGAGAGAGGCCGCCGCTACCGCAGCACATATATTCCGACTAAAAACGTTTTGGCAAGACGAACAAACCGCTATAGCGCGTTTGGCGGCGGCGAGAGAAAGCAACGATTCACGCGGGGCGGCAATGATAAGGCGGTCGCCCCGCAACAAAGGAGGAGAAGAAGTAAAATATGGAGTTAAAGCCAGTCAACGCAACGGATATCCAGCGGGCAAAATTCAGGCGCTGGAGTCCCTATCCCAAGCTGATAAGCGAGTTTTTGGAAGGCGAAGCGGCGATGGCGCAGTATGTGCCCGACAGGCCGCTGACGGTGTACGAGGCGCAAAGCGTGACGGTCTGTTTAAGGAACGCCGCCGGGAAGCTGGGAGCAAAGCACAAGGTGAGCGTAATACGCAGAGGGCGCGAAATATTCTTAATCAAAACTAATGACGGAGGCAAAAACAGATGAAACCTTATTACGACGCGAAGGCATACGAGAAGGCGAGCGGCGAGGACGTCAACCTGCCGAGCTGCCTGCCCGCAGGCTCCTATCAGGGCAAAATACTTAAGGCCGAGGAAGAGTTCATACCCACGAAAAACGGCCAGATCCACAAGCTCAACATCTTCGTCGATGTGGCGGAGGGCGAATACAAGGACTATTACATGGCCAAGTTCAAGGCGTTCGCAAACAGCGGCAACAGCAAGTATCCCAACAAGTACAAGGGCGTGCTCAGGCTTGAGATTCCCGAGCGCGGCGACGAGTACGAGGACAGCAAGCTCAACCGCTTAAAGCGCAACATACACGCCATAGAGGACAGCAACGACGGTTACACCTGGGACTGGGACGAGCAGAAACTCAAGGGAAAGAAGGTCGGGCTTATAGTCCGCGAGTTTGACTGGCTGATGGACGGCCGCCACGGCACCAGCACCGAGATAGGCAAGCTGTGCAAGCTGCAGGACGTAATCGACGGCAAGGCGCGGCTGATGCCCAAGCGCGAATTGAGAGCCGAAGAGCAGGCACAGGTCATCGCTCAGGACAACGCGATAAGGCAGCTCGAAGAGGACACAGACGAGGAACTCCCGTTTTAGTCTGAGGTGAAAGCAATGCTGATACTTTGCGACACAAGGCAGCAGGCCGGGAAGCACGAGAACATCGAAAAGTATTTCATCAAGTCCGGCATAGAATTTGACCGCCAAGCTCTGTACGTAGGCGATTACATCATCGCCAACGACGGCAGGCGGGCGGTGGATACCAAGTACGGCGTGATAGAGCTGGCGCACGACATAATGAGCGAGGATCACGAGCGGTTCCGGCGGGAGTGCGAGCGGGCGCAGGCGGCGGGCATAGACCTGCTGGTGCTCATCGAGGAGGAGCTGCCGCCGGGCGGCCTCGGCAACTGGGAAAGCCCGATGGACAGATTCGGCAAGCCGCGCACGCTGGTAAAAGGCGAGAGCCTTAAACTGGCGCTTTTGACCATGACGGTCAAGTACGACGTGCGGTTTCGCTTTTGCAGCCCCAAGCAGACGGGCCGCTGCATAATGGAGTACCTCGCCGAAGGGGTGATGCCCGGTGACAAGGCCAAGTGACGCCGTTTGGGAGATAAAAAACAAGGTCAGCATAAAGACCTTCGCGGCCGATCACGGCATGGCGCCCACCGCCAAGGGCTTTATACTCTGCCCGTTCCACGGCGAAAAGACAGCGAGCATGAGGCTTTACGACGACAACAGCTTTTACTGCTTTGGGTGCCACGCGCACGGCGACATAGTGGACTTCGCAAAGGCGCTTTACGGCCTCGACTTCAAGGGCACGCTCAGACAGCTGAGCAAGGAATACAACCTCAAGCTGTACGGCGACGCGCCGGGTATATACGACGCCGCGCCGTTTGAGAGGGCGCTGGCCAGAGAGCGCAAAAACGACGCCAAACAGGCCGAGGAGGAAGCACAGGCGGAATACTTCGAGGCGGTGGACAGGTGGCTGACGCTCAAAGCGCTGTGGCTCAAGTACCGCGAGCAGCCCGGCTTTATGGTGATAGGCAAACATTACCACATCGCGGAAATCATGCTTGATATGGCAGAAGGGAGGAGGGATTCGATATGCTGGCACAACCGGAAAACGACTTTCAGCGCACCGTGATAGAGCGGTTCCAGGAGCATTGCGAGGGTTACACGGCGGAGGATTTCACGCTTTCCGACAAGCCTTACGCGCTGCTGGCCGATTTGGCGCAGAGCTATCCCGCCTATAGCGCGCTGTTTGACAACGTGCTGGTCAGGATCGCAAAGGCCAAGGGCGCGCCGGCAAGCGCGGTAAGGGAGACGATACGCGCCATACTCAGGCAGATCAAGCGGCCGGCGGGCGCGGATGAACCGGCGGCGCAGCCACGGAACGACGTATCCAACAGCATGAGCTTTGCGGATCAGCCGCTCAGGGACGCGGACGGCGCCCCGGTAAAGATGGACATAGGCGCGTACATCGCCGACGGTGAGCGGATAATAGAGTATCGCGGCAAGCTGGTCGAGCAGGTGATAAGTCATCCGATAATGATAACCCGCCGCTTTGTGGACATAGAGGACGGCGCGGAATACGTGGAGCTGTCATACAAGATTCGCGGCGAATGGAAGGAGCTGACGGTTACGAAGGGCACGATTACGACGGCGCAAAGCATAACCGCACTGGGCAACAAGGGCGTAGACGTGACAAGCGAAAGCGCAAAATCGCTGGTGAGGTTTTTGAACACCGTGGACACGCTCAACGGCGACAGGATACCGGTCAGCCGGATAGCGAAGCGGGTCGGATGGACTGAGGACGGCGGCTTCGTGCCGTATACGCCGGGCATATCATACGGCGGGGACGCGAGCTTTGCCGAGATGTACAACGCGATACACGAGCGCGGCAGTTACGACACCTGGCTTGAGGCCGTGAAGCGGATAAGGCGCGAAAAGAGCAGCCTTCCGGCGCGCGTGCTGATGGCGGCCTCGTTTGCAAGCCCGCTGCTTAAGATATTCAAGGTACTCAGCTTTATTACGCACATATGGACGAGCGAAAGCGGCACCGGCAAAACGGTCGCGCTGGAGCTGGCGGCCTCTGTGTGGGCAAGCCCCGCCGTGGGCGCGTACGTGAAAAACCTGTCGGCGACGTCGGTCGCGCTGGAGCAGAGCGCGGGCTTTACGCGGCACCTGCCGCTGATCCTTGACGAGCTCCAGACCATACAGGCTAAAGGCGACTATCAGGACATAATCTATATGCTCTGCGAGGGGCACGGCAAGAGCAGGGGCGCGAAAAACGGCGGGCTCAGGGCGACGCCAACCTGGAACAACATAACCATTACGTGCGGCGAGATGCCGATCATCACGGACACGAGCAAGGCGGGCGCGGTCAACCGCGTTGTCGAGGTTCACAGCGAGGGCGCGCTGTTCGGGAACACAAGGCAATTGCACCTTACGCTGCTTGAGAATTACGGCTTTGCGGGCAAAAGATTCATCGAAGCGCTTAAGGACGAGGAGACGCTCAAGGCCGCCGAGGCGAAGCTCAAGGAGTTTGAAGGCGCGCTGATAAACGTGTGCACCGACAAGCAGGCACTGAGCGCGTCAATGCTGCTATTGAGCGACTGGCTGAGCGAAAAGCTGATTTTTCACGACGGCGTGACCATAAGCGTAAGCGAGATAAGGCGCTTCCTTAAGACGCGGGAGGACGTGGACACCAACAGGCGCGCGCTGGATTACATTACCGGCTGGATTGCCGAGAACCACAACAGCTTTGCCCGGTACGAAAAAGACGGCGTGTATTACAAATTCACCGAGAGGACCGAGCTGGGCAACAAGCTTTTCGGGCGCATTGAGACCGACGGCGAACGCCAAACCGTGTGGATCTTCAAAAATCCGCTGGAAAGCGCGCTCAAGCAGGCCGGGTTCAACTTTAAGAGCTTCAAGGAATGGCTGAGGCTGAACAATCTGTTAGCCATTGATAAGCCCGGCTCAGATATGCCGCTCAAGAAGGTTTGCGGAGTGGTCGGGCGCGCGCTGGGGCTGAAAGTTGAAGGCGATCAGGCGTTGAGACTTGAGGCTTTCAAGAAAAAATTGAGCGAGCCTACGTCCTCGGATGACGATGTACCGCCGTTCGAGTAACAAAAGTCACGCACTGATAACAGTTATTATATTACCTTTTGAGACCCCAAAAAGCCCTGATTTCAGGGAGTTTTTGAGAAAAGGTAACAGAGGTAACAACTTTTGAGAGATATATGCTGTATATAGAAAAAAGTTTAAATACATATATATTTTAAAAAAAGTTTGCAATATAAGGTATACCCAAAAAATTCTGTTACCTTTGTTACCTTTATAAAGATAATCTTATAAAATCCCCTAATTTCAGGGAGTTTTTAAAGGATAAAAAGGTAACAAAAAAGGTAACAGAAGGTAACAAAATTAGATTTCACGTTACCAATCGAAAGGAAGTGCGAACAATGACACCCGAAAACAAGGCGATGTTCGGCGAGTATTACAAGCTGTACAGCCGCTTCGAGGAGCTGCCGCAGGAGGTATTCGAGAGCGAGGAGCACGACACGCTTTACTGGCGGGCGCTGATGGAGGAGGTCACGGAGTTCAGCAACCGTTACCCGAAGTCGCCCACGGTGACGCGGCTGCTGCTGGCCTTGATAGCGGCGCGGGAGGATGATTACAAGGCAATGCAAAGCGAGCGAGCGAGAGGAGGGAAACCGAAGTATGACACAGAGGCAGAGGGAAATTTACTTAGGTATGGCGAGGGAGCTTGACCGGGCGAACGACAGAATCCACAACCTGAACCTGTATCTCGATTACGTGCGTCAGGTGGCGCCGGAGCTATTCGGTGCGATGATGGACGAGTTTGACGGCCTGCCCGGATACGGCAACGATGCCAAATACGCGCCCGATTACAGGGTCGAAGGAGCGGAAAGCGATGGGTCGAAAGCGTGATTTTATCGTGACGATGCTCAGGGAGTACAGCAAGGCAAAAGCACAGTGCGCCTGCCTGGCCGTGCGGATCGTGGAGCTGGAGGGGCAGATAAGGCGGAGGGCTCAGTCGCTGGCGGCAGACGCGGCGACAGACAGCCCCGCCCCGCCCGACGGGATGCCGAGGGGCAGCGGCACGGGAAACCCGGTTGAGCGCGTCGGCATCCGCCTGGCTGACGGCTGGGAGCCCGCCGACCTGAAGAAGCAGCGCGCTGAGATGGATCAGCTGGAGGCGAGGCTTGAGACGCTGAGCTACCGGGTGCATTACGTGGACGCCTGGCTGTCTGGGCTCACGCCGGATGAAAGGACGCTGATAACCTGGCAGCTGATAGAGGGGCGGCAGTGGCGGGCGCTGATAGAGGAGTGGGAGAAGCGGACCGGCGAGTTTACCACGAAGGATACGCTCAAGCGCATAAAGTATCAGGCGCTTGACAAGATAGAAGAAATAGCGGGAGAGACATTGATTTGAGGCCTCAGGCCGAACGAAAGGAAGGACAATATGAGCAGGATCGAAGAGGCGGTTTACAATTGGATGCAGACGCACACGACAGCATGGGACATCATCGACGGTGTAGTGATCTGGACGGCAATTGTGATGGCTGCGTTGATAGCGCTGTATCTGATTGCGACGGAGCTGATTCTTTTGTGGGAGAGCCACAGGGAGAAGGCGCTGCCGTGGATGGTTGAACACGGCGTGTTCGAGGAAGAGGGCACGACCGACGAAGACACGGCGGAGGGCAAGCAGGATGTATGACGTTGACGCGCTGATAGAGGCGCACTTGGATGCTGTTTGGGAGGGACAGTGCGCACAGGCTGAGCAGTACGAGGAAGCCCTTGAAAACGCCTGTGACGAGATGCAGGACGCGTACAAGGAGCAGAGCAAGCTCCAATGCCAGGTTGACGAAGGGTATGACGATGACGCGGATCGGGAGCTGCGCGAGGAAGAAATCAAGCAGCTGCAAGCCGAGATTGACCAGCTTGACGAAGATATGTCACGAATAGCGGATGAGTACGGCGTACAGTTGAGTGATTGCCGAGAAAGGCTATGGCAGAGGAAAAGGGCAGAGATAAATCAATACATCGCAAAAATCAAGAAAACTAAGGAGGATTGACACAATGATAAGAACAAGAAGCTGTCACAGGGTAGACGAAGAGTTGTTCGGTGTAGTCAAATACTACCAGAGCAAAGAGCTTTCCGCGAAGGAAACGGCAGAAAAAGTCGGACTTGGTAAATCGACAGTAGATGAACTGTACAAAACGAAAAACTACGATGAACGGCTTGCGTATCTGCGCGAAAAAGCGAAAGAACGGCGCGAGAAGGAAGAACGGGCAGAACAGACCGTCACGCCAAAGCCGTTATTGGACGTAAAGGAAGATAGCGAGATAAAAGGACTGTTGGAGCAGATACTTGACGAACTGAAAAAGCTTAACGAGGTCTGGGGCTAAGGAGGATGTATGACGAAGCTTGAAAAGGTGATAAAGGGGATTGAGGCCTGCTTGCAAGAGACTCCTGAGTGCTGTAAGGCTTGCCCGTATCATGTGTTTTATCCAAATGGCTGTATTATTGAGCGAAACCGTGACGCGCTGGAGATGCTGAAAGAGCGGGAACCGCGCGTGCTGACGTGGGAAGAATTTCGAGAGATGAAAGAGCCACTTGATGGAGAATCTATTTGTTATGAAATAATGCAAGGAAACGGAGCCGTATTAAAGACGATGTTAGTTAAAACGTTTTCAACTTGCGAACATTTATACAACAAGGCTTTTAGAGTTTGGACAGCACGACCCACAGATGAACAGCGAAAGGCGGAAAAGTGGGATGAAAAAGTTTGATTGTTTTCTTGTGGGAATGGGGGTTGGCTGTCTTTTAACATTAATCGGTTTTTTGCTTGAAACGTTGTTGTAAGGAGATGAAATGAGAATGACTGACAGGGACTTAATCAAAGCCGAGTTGCAAAACTTACGAAACATCCTTGAAGATAAAGCCGATATGTGCATTGGTTCTGGGAAATTGAAGTTGCTGTCATTTGCGAACGCTTGCAGCGGCGCATTGGAGCTGCTGAAAAAGCAGGAGCCGAGGGCGCTGACGCTGGATGAGGTGCGGGAGCGAAAGCCGTTCTGCCTGTGGGCAGAGGATTTGGAGACAGGAGCGCAGGTCTTTCCAGTTGCTTATGTTGGGGGCTTGTACGTAGACCGTACAGAAGATTGGAGCGTTGACCCTGACCACAGAAATACGCCTGAGTATTACGGCAAAAGCTGGCGCTTCTGGGACAAGAAACCGACAGACGAACAGAGAAAGGCGGTGAAGTGGGAATGACTTACGGAAAGGCTATTTCGACGCTGGAAAGCCAGACGCAGGAAACGGTTGAAGCATCTGTTATGCTGGAAGCGATTGATAAAATCCTAAGCATGGCAACGATCAACGCCGTTAATAAGGACGCGCTGTTGAACGCCGTGCGATTTTTGAGAAATCATGTCTGCATTGACCTTGACAAAGTTGAGGAAATAGCGCAATGAGCCAGAAAATCATATACCAGCTATGTGAATTACTGGACCGCGACAGGGCGGAGGTTGGGCTTCACGCGGACGCTGCCGAAATGAACACAGCAACGTTTGAAACTCTCAAAAAGGAATGCGAAACAATTAGCCCGCGCTCCCATGAATATCACTTTCTTGCCGGATTGTATGGCTTTTCCGTTTTCATTGATGACGACATGGAAAACGGCAAGATTCGTATCGGTATGCGCAAACACTTTATGGAAAAGCAAAAGTACAAGGATGTCGTAAAGCACCTTAAAGAGATATTGGACTGACCAGCAAATAAATCCGCGAACGTTCGCGGAAATGACGGAGGGATGGACGTGGAACAGGAACAACGCGGGCCGCAGGAAACGGAAGGGCGGTGAAGTGGGAATGACCAACAGGCAGCGAATTGAAACGATGACAGATGCGGAACTTGCGCAATTCCTCTTTGATCGCGGGAACGGCTCGGAGTATTGCTATGGGATATGCGCCTGTCAGGACGAATGTTGCGGGTCGTACCACTCAGACGAATTTTGCATTTCACAGATTGTGAAGTGGCTTAACAGGGAAGGTGACGAGGGAATGAGTGAATACAAAGAAGGTCAGTATATCATCTATCAGAATGAGAGCCGTTTTGAGATCGGCAAAATCAAGCGGCTCACACCAACTGGTGCATTTGTATGGTACTCGTCCGGTGACACTGCGGCAAAAACACCCTATGACTGCATGCATCCGCTCGAAAACGAGTATGTGATCGAAAAGACAAACCTTGGAGGTGACAGTGCATGAGCAAGCTCACGTGGGAATGGGGTGATCGAGATGACCAGATCATAATCCGTAAAAACAAGGGACTTTTGACCGTCGATGAGATCATGAAGTTCCTTCGGGAACGTGAGCAGATCCTTGCTTTCGGCGAAGGCACGCTCTGCGTGATCGCATTCAGGCTGAACACCGATATGTACAGCGGTTGGGAATTCGGCAAACATGACGGAGATAGCCAGGATGTATGGATCCTCGGAGATGAAAGCAAGTGCTTTTGCGGGCGGGTACTTCATCCGAACTACTGCCCGGAATGTGGCCATAAACTATGGGAGGAATGAAAATGAAGATTGAACAGTCGATAGGCGATCCTGCATTCCTTGTCGAGAAATACTATGACACCATGCAGGAAAACGATGCCCTGAAGAATCGCGTGCGCAACCTGGAACTGTATCTTGATTATGTAAAACAGAAAGCGCCGAAGCTGTGGGAAGAAATGCCAGACGGCGAAGAATTGTGTAAGGAGCTAATAAAGGCTATCCACCATGCTCCCACAGTTGACGCTGTACCCGTGAAGCATGGGCGATGGAAAGAAAGAGCGACTGGATTATTCCGGTGCAGCGAATGCGATAGCTTATCGCCTTATAAATTCAAGTATTGCCGTGAGTGCGGCGCGGATATGAGGAGACGAAAGCATGAAATACATAGCGGTGTTTGACATTCCTGACGGCTACAGCATGGGCTGCGCTCTTGGCAAAATCGCGCCAAAGGAAAAAGAAGTCTATGAGGATAAGGACTTTGAAAATGCCTATGCTCAGATAGAGCCGTTGACGGAAGAAAAGGAAAAAGCGTTTGAAGGGTTTAATGCCATCGCAAGGCTGATTTGGGACTTGGGGCTGGCTAATGCGTATGATATGCCGAGCTTTTGGACGCGCTCAAAGGACTACAAGGTCATACCGACACAGTACCACAAAGGCTATATGCAAGCCTTGGCGGACGTGGAGGGCGCGATACGGCGGCAGTTCGGATTTGCAGACAGGGACAGCAATGTGATTGACCGCATTTTCGGTTTGGACGGAGAAAGGAAGGACACATGAACGAAAAGGTATACGTGATAACCAAAGGCAATTACAGCGATTACCACATCTGCGCGGTTACGCTGGATAAAGACAGGGCGCAGAAGCTTAAAAAGCTTTACTCTGACAGATGGAATAACGCCGAGATTGAGGAATACGTTCCGAACGAAGCAAAGCCGATGTTCATGTACGGCGTTGAGATGGACACAAGCGGCAAGGTGCTGGCGTTCAAAGCAGATGAATACGATTTTCACGATGATGGCTATGCGGAAGCCGAGTTCGATTTGGATAGCAACACATGGCGGCACGTTGTATGGGTAAACGCCAAGGACGAAGCGCACGCACTGAAAATCGCGCAGGACAGGCTTGCAGAGTACAAGGCGAAGAAAGCGGGGATTGTATGACTGAACACACGCTATACTGCACAATCGATGCACTCAGCCAAACGCTGACCAACATCGAGCTTTGTGGCGGTAAGGATATACAGGCGAACCTGATTGATAAGTCAAAGTACAAAATCACGTATCATACGGAGGATGAAAATGCAGAACGTAAGGGTACTAAATAAGCTGGCGATAGCCGACATCGTGACCGATGTGGCGCAGCACCCGTCAACGCCGATTGAACACTTTCGCAAAAAGTACGGCATGAGCGGCGAGGAATGGAACTGGCTTTTGTGGGCGTGTTTTCCTTCAATGAGTTACAGACGTACTGGGATAGAGTCAATCAGGCGGCTGGAAGAGACTATTCTCAGCTTAAAGACCAAGACATCGCACTGGGGCAATGATGTTCCCGACTGGGTCAAAAAGCAGGTTGAACATGAGATTGAAAAAATGAGCATCACGAAGGATGAACTTACGCGTACTCTTGATACGAAATTGATGGTCAAACCCGAAGACGAAACGAAGCAGCCTAACGCGAGACAAGCGTACAGGAAAAACGTGAAACTGTGGAGGCCAGACGACGAATGATAATACAGTTTCGGGCAGACGTAGCGCCGAGGGGAAAGCAGCGGGCGAGGACGGTAAGACTTCCGAACGGGCATACTACAAGTTACACGCCAAGGGAAACGGTTCGGTTTGAGACGGCTATAGCATATGCTTATAAACGGACGTGCAGAGGCAGTAGCTTTGCCCCTTACGAGCCTCTGCAAATGACGGTGTATGAATATATGCCCATTCCACAGAGCGTGAGCAAACGGAAACAGGAGGACTTGGACGGAGACTGGCACACGAAAAAGCCTGACGCGAGCAATGTGCTGAAGTCGGTCGAAGATGCACTGAATAAACTGGCGTATGCGGATGATGGTCAAATCGCTGCGTTGCATGTATATAAAATATACTCAACACAGCCGAGGATAGAGGTAACAATTCAAAAACTGCAAAGTCGAAAGGAGCAAAATCATGGAATCGATGTCAACAGCGTCCCTTGTGAATGAGATTGAAAATCTCAGCAATCAGGTCTACAACCTGAAACTGTACCTGACCGACCTGAAGGAACACAGAATCAGCCCTGATGACTGGGCAGAACTTGAAAAAAAGTTCGACGGGCTGCCTGGGTTTACTTGCGTAAGCATCGAAGGGAGCGAGTGTTATGGCGACTGAGGTTTTGAGCTTTAGCGAGTATGCGAAGCTCGCACAGAGGACAAGCAATACATCGGACTGTATCGCAAAGATTGAGTGCGGTTTGATGGGCCTGAACGGAGAGGCGGGCGAAGCGATAGACATCTGGAAAAAGGTCAAGTATCAGGGCAAGCAGCTTGATATGACCATGCTGGGGCATCTGCGCAAGGAGCTGGGAGACGTGGCATGGTACTTGGCTGAGGCGTTGACAGGCGTCAGTATGATGCTACACGAATCGGTTGACACGGCTCTGATTGAAAATATCGAGAAGCTTAAGGCGCGATACCCAGAGGGCTTTGAGGTGGAACGTTCCGAGCATAGAGTTGAGGGCGATGTATGACGTACAAGGGACACACGATAAGGCATACGAGCATAGACTTGCCTTTTGGAGGCAAGGTCAGCGGCTACGAGATCGTGAAGGACGGGAAGAGGCTATCTTACGCGGACACGGTAGAAACGGCGAAGCGTTACGTAGACAGCAGAAGTGAGGTGCGGAATGTGGACGAAAGAGCGGGTCGATAAATTCCTTTCACACTATCTGGAGGACAAAGCGAGAGCGGCACACCTGCGGGTCGAGATTGAACAACTGCAAGCGGACATTGTGGAGGCAGAAAAGGTCCTGAGTGCGAATGTCGATAACTTGGGCGCACAGGTCATCACTGGGATGCCGAGAGGGACGGCGACGAGCGACCCAACGTCACAGACAGCTATTCGCCTTGCGATGGATATTGTGCCGCCCGAAATAAAAGAGATGCAAACCGAGCTGTCGGAGTGCAGGAATGAGATGCGGGAGCGAGAGCGGACAGTATTCTATGTCGATACGTGGTTGATGGCTTTGACCGAGCGCGAAAAATGGCTCGTCATGAAGCAGGTCATAAGCGGCGAGTTCTGGCGCACGATAATGGATGACTACGCTATAGCGTATCAGGTCAGGATTTCGCAGGACACATTATCAAGAATCAAGGCCAAAGCCATGCAAAAGATTTATGCGGCGGCTGGTGTAAGGGAGCAGACTGGTTAATACCAGTCTGTTTATTATTAGTCCGAAAAACGAAATATTAATACTAAATTATTGACACTGCTATGCTACGGAGTATAATTATATTTGTCAGGGCGGGAGATAAAGCCCGCAGACAGGAGGTGCGAAATGGTCAAAGCAGTCGTTCACTTTGGGAGCAGAAGACCGAACGGCAATGTGTTTGCCTTACTGGGACTGGTAAAAAACGCCTTAGTCAGGCAGCGCAGGATTGAGGACTTCAACGAGATGCGGGACAGGGTATTTCTTACCGAGAGTTACAACGAGGCATTGGAGGTCATGCGCCAGTACGTGGTGCTTGTAGACGACGACGGACTTTTCTGAGGGAGGCGGGAAACGATGACAGAGAAAAAATTCGACATTATGGCGGCAGTCACAGACAGAATCGTAGCGGCCCTCGAACAGGGAACGGTGCCTTGGACGAAGCCTTGGGTCGGCAGTGATTTGTGCATTAAGCATAAGAGTGGTCAGCCTTACAGCCTGCTCAATCAGCTCCTGCTTGGGAAACAGGGCGAGTATTTGAGCTACAAAGAGGCTGAAGCCGAGGGCGGTCATGTCAAGAAGGGCGCGAAGGGCAAATTCGTGGTGTTCTGGAAGGTTTATCCAGTTGAGGTGAAGGACAAGAACGGCAACGTTGCACTGGACAAGGACGGCAAACCGATGCACAAGGGCGTACCGATGCTCAGATATTACACGGTATTCCACATCGATGATTGCGAGGGCATCGAGCCGAAGCACAATGTCGAGTACCAAACGGCGAAGATTGAAAAAGCGGACGAGGTGCTTACCGAGTACACGACCCGCTGCAAGGTGAGGCTCGACATACAGAAGAGCGGCAGAGCCTACTACAGCCCGATGGAGCATCGAATCTGCCTGCCGAAGATAGAGCAGTTCAAGGATGCGAACGAGTTTTACAGCACGGCGTTCCATGAGGCTACCCATTCAACCGGTCACCATACTCTGCTGGACAGATTTCCCAAGGACGCAATGCTGGCAGCGTTTGGGTCCGACAGTTACAGCCGTGAAGAGTTGGTCGCGGAAATCGGAGCGTGCGGTATGATGAACAGGCTCGGGCTTGAGTCGGAGAATACCTTCAGAAACAGTGCGGCATACATCGACGGATGGTCGAAGGCTTTGAAAAAAGACAAGAACCTCATCGTGAGCGCGGCTGGCAAGGCTCAAAAGGCCATTGCGCTGATACTGAACGAGCAGGAAATCGAGGCATGAAGAAATAAGCCCTCAGAAGCCCCTAAAAGGGGCTTTATTTTTAGACGGTAAATTATAAGGGCGATGGTCGAGAGGCGTGTTCTCGTGGCTTAAAACCAGCCAGAGAGCAACCAGAACAAAAGTGATACGAAAAAAACGAAATTGCGGATGCTGTTGCGGAGGTTTTGCTTCTTGACAAATCCGAAAAAACGGATTAAAATTATAATAGCCGATGTGGCGAAGACAACAGACGGTCAGACGAAAAGGTTTGGCAGTCTGTAATTTTTTGGCGTTGTACTGGCTGCCGTGCCCTCAGCCAGTACGGGAGCGTTCATAGTAAGCGACAAGTAAGCAGTTTCTTCATGGCAGCGTCTTGATAATAATCGCGATTTTGCTGGCGGGGGCGAACGCAACTTTTGAGGGCATAAAGGACAGGAGGGCACATGCTGTACGATTTTCTTATAGTCGGTGCAGGACTGTATGGAGCAGTCTGCGCAAGGGTTTTGACTGAACACGGATACCGTTGTCTGGTCGTAGAAAAGAGGGACACGGTCGGGGGAAATTGCTACACGGAGTATCAGGACGATATTTGTGTGCATAAGTATGGAGCGCATATTTTTCACACGAACAACGTAGCGGTTTGGGATTTTGTGCGAAGGTTTGCGGAGTTTATGCCTTACACCCATGCTCCGATAACCGTGTACAAGAATGAGGTCTACAACCTGCCGTTCAACATGAACACGTTTGCGAGGCTTTGGGGCATAACGTCACCTGAGCAAGCCCAGAAGATTATCAAAGAACAGTGCATTAAGCTGGACGGAGAGCCTAAGACACTTGAAGAACTTGCTCTCAGTACGGTGGGTAAAGATATATATAATAAGCTTATAAAGGGATATACTGAAAAACAGTGGGGCAGGCCGTGTTCCGAATTGCCGCCTCAGATTCTCGGAAGACTGCCGATACGTTTCGTGTATGACAACAACTACTTCGACGCGATGTATCAGGGCATCCCGATAGGCGGCTACACGAGAATGATTCTTAAAATGCTCCAAGGCGTTGACGTGGTTACGGGAGTAGACTTCTTGGAGAATCGGGAAGTGCTTGAAAAAATGAGCGGCTCCACGATCTACACAGGGGCGATAGACGCTTATTTCAACTACTCGGCTGGCGATTTGGAGTGGCGCAGCTTAAGGTTTGAACACACCACTTTGGACACGGATAATTATCAAGGCACGGCTGTCGTGAACATAGCGGATGCCGATATACCGTATACGAGGGTGATTGAGCACAGGCATTTCGACAGCAATTGCAACAGCACCAAGACGGTCATCACGAAAGAGTTTCCAGCCAAGTGGGAGCAGCGGAGTCAGGAAAAGTACTACCCAGTCAACGACAAAAAGAATCTTGAGGTCATGGGCAAGTACAGAATGCTTGCGGAAAAGGACAAACGGACGGTGTTCGGAGGCAGACTTGGTGAGTATGCCTACATCGACATGGACGAGACTGTAGCGAGGGCAATTGCAAGGGCTGAAATCCTTTGCAAAGCACATGAGTATAGGAGGGCATAATGAAAATATTAAAGTGTATCGATTCTAAGTTTACGCTGCCTTTGGGTGATTTAAGGCCAAACCCCAAAAATCCTAAGGTCCATACAAAAGAGCAGCTTGCTCACTTGAAAAAGTCTTTTATCGAGTTTGGGTTCAGCGACCCGATAGCGACGTGGGGAGATAACAACATCATCGTCGAGGGTCACGGCAGATATTTGGCGTTAAGGGAGTTAACCGAAAAGGATGGCTGGCAGTTACCAGATGGTCAGGTGCCGATAATCCGTCTTGACCACCTTACGCCAACTCAACGCGACGCTTATATGATTGAGCACAATCAGGCGACGCTTGAGACTGACTACGACAGCGACCTGTTGGAAAGTCCGCTCAAAGACCTGACGGACGACGGTATGGACATGACCGAGTTTGGATTCGGTCAGGCAGAGACGGAAGAGCTGGACGACCTGCTGGATGAAAAATACAGCGCGTCAAAAGGCGAGGTCACCTACGAGCCGAAAGAGACTCACCACGAGGTGAGTGATTTATACAAAGCCGAGTCCAAATTCGATGCGGATATTGACCAAATCGAGGACGAAGAGATGCGCCGCTTCCTGAGGCTCAGGGCTGCGTGGTTCACCAAGTTCGATTTCGCCAAGATTGCGGATTATTATGCCTATCAGGCTACCGAGCAGGAGCAGCAGATATTCGAGAAGCTGGGGCTTGTACTGATGGATGAGGACAAGCTTTACGCCAACGGTTATGCCGAGCTTATGCGTCAGGTCGATGGTGAGGACGAACCGAACGATGATGAGGACGGCGGTGACGGCGATGATTGATAATGCGCTCGAAAAGCTGAACACGATATACATCATCAGCAAAGGCAGACCTCAGTGCCATACAGCAAGAACGCTAACGAAGATGAAATACCCGGGACAATGGTATATAGTATGCGGTAATAATGATAATACTATAGACGAGTACCGTAAGAACTGGGGAGACGACAGAGTGCTGGTGTTTGACTGGTACGAGGAAATAAAGCACACAGACACACTGGACAACTTCGGCTTTGTGGACAATCCGTCAGGAGCAGTCCCCGCAAGAAACGCCACGCACGATATCTCCAGAAACCGTGGAGAGCTTCGGCATTGGCAGCTTGATGATGATTATAACACCTTCGCTTGTTACGACCCCGAAACAGGAAAGAACAAAGTCATCAAGGACGGGAAGATACTCCAGCAGAAAATGTTCCAGATAGCGTTGTTCGCATACAACACGAGCATACCGAATGCAGGCTTTACGCTTTCGACCATCGAGGCCGCGCCAGACAACCGTTACAATTTCGCCAAGCGTGTTTTCAATGCGCATTGTCTGCCCAGTACGGATGATTTGTTCGTCAGGTGGAGAGGACGGCTTAACGACGATGTGATAAACGCTCAGGACATCATGCGGAAGGGAAAAATCGGTATGCAGATCCGTTTCGACTCTACGGCTACTACACCGACCCAGCAAGAGGCTGGAGGATTGACAGAATATTACAAGGCAGTCGGCACGGTGCGTAAGACAGCTTATGCCGTAATGAACGCTCCTGACATAACTAAACTCGTTATACGGTTTGGAAGATACCATCACAAAGTAGACTGGAAAGCAGTAGCAGTTAAGATACTTGATACTAAATACCGTAAATACAGTAAATAATATATATAATAATATATATTGTATTAAGGATTGATAATATACAGAGAGGGTGCAAAGGATGGCTAACGGCAAGGCTGGCAGACCTGTTAAAGAGATAGGTCGGCTGGAGTTTGAAAAGCTTTGCGCGTTGCAATGCACACAGCAGGAAATATGTTCTTTCTTCGATGTAGACCACAAAACGTTGACGAAGTGGTGCCGCAGAGAGTACCGAAAAGAATATTCCCAAGTATACGCCCAAAAGCGGGAAGTCGGCAAGATTTCGCTCAGGCGAACACAGTTTAAGCACGCTGAAAAGTCAGCGGCGATGGCTATCTTTTTAGGCAAAAATTATTTGGGACAGACTGACGGCGTAGAGCAACGGCTTGAAGTGTCGAGGAATGAGCAGAGCCAGCTTGTGCTTGCATTGAAAAACGTTGCGAGCGCAATAACGGATGACGATGCGGACATGCCCGAAGGAATGATGGGCGAATCACAAGACGAGCGTGATGCCGAATGAAGCAGAACGGCGGCGAAGCGGGATTCGAGTTTAAGCCTTTTTCGCGCAAGCAGAGCGTCGTAATGACTTGGTGGATGCCTGAGAGCCCGTTCTTCGAGTGCGATGGCATCATAGCGGATGGAGCGGTCAGAAGCGGCAAGACGGTCAGCATGAGCTTGTCGTTTTGTATTTGGGCTATGACCGTGTTTGATAATTGCAACTTCGCTATCTGTGGCAAGACGCAGCACTCTATCAGGCGTAACGCGGTGAATGACCTGAAGCGTATGCTGCCTGAGTGCGGTTATGAGGTCGAGGACAAGCGAAGCGAAGGCAAGCTTGTAATAAAGGGCAACGGACACAAAAACGACTTCTACCTGTTCGGCGGCAAGGATGAGCGAAGCCAAGACCTGATACAGGGCATTACGCTTGCTGGTGTATTGCTTGACGAGGTTGCGCTGATGCCTGAAAGTTTTGCACAGCAAGCAACGTTGAGATGCTCCGTTACTGGTGCGAGGCAGTGGTTCAACTGCAACCCAGCGGGCAGTCCAGCTCACTGGTTCAAAGCCAAGTGGATTGATAATTACAAGCGCAACAACTTCCTGTATCTGCATTTCACGATGGACGACAATCTGTCCCTTTCGGCAGAGGTCAAAGCGAGGTACGAGCGCCAGTACGTAGGAATGTACTACAGGCGTTACATCGAGGGCAGATGGGTCGCGGCAGAGGGCATCATCTACGATATGTGGGACGATGTTGAAAATAGCTACATGGAGGATGAGCTTCCGAGCAGCTATGAGTTGTCGCTTCCGAGGTACATAGGCATCGACTACGGCACGACTAACCCGATGGTCTTTCTGGACTGCATCGACGAGGGCAGGCACCTGTACATCAGGAATGAATATTACTTCGACAGTCACCGTTCTTTGGACCATCTGCAGAAGACGGACAAAGAGTACGCGGACGATTTCGAGGAATTTGTGCAGCACAATCATGGCGTGACAGCAATCATTGACCCGTCTGCCAAGAGCTTCCAGATTGAGCTTAGAAACAGGGGCTACAGAATACTGCCAGCGGATAATGAAGTGCTGGATGGCATCAGGATAACGGCGACAATGATAAAGTCAAGGCGATTGAAGGTGCGCAAAGGTGCGACACCTAATTTTTTGCACGAAATACAGTCCTATGTTTGGGACGATAAGGCAACGGAACGGGGCGAGGAAAAGCCGCTAAAGGTTAACGACCACGCGATGGATGCTTGCCGCTACCTCGTTAAAACACTGATTACGAGACGGAGGATGATTGGCGTATGAGCGGCAAAAGCAAGCGATATAAGGCACTGGCATCGCAGAAGCATACGAATGTCGGCAATGGTGAGGCTGGAAAGAGAGTCGAAACCAAGGACAGCTTCTTTAATGGTTTTGACCGACTGGGCATAGGTAAAAACAATCTGCTGTCCACGAATGAATATCCGATTACGAGGCTGACGCAGAACTATGCGCTGCTTAATTCGCTTTACAGGAACGACTGGATTGCGAAAAAGATTATAGACAGCGTTTCGGAAGACCTGACGAAGAACTGGTACACGCTGAACGGTACGCTTGAGCCTGAGCAGTTGAGCGACTTTGAAGCAAACGAGCGCAAGCTGCACATAAAAAAGTCTATGCTTGACGGGTTCAGATGGGCGCGTCTGTTTGGTGGAGCGGCTGGAGTCATGGTCATCGACGGGCAGGAAGATATGCTCGAAGAGCCGCTAAATATGCGTATGGTCATGCCCGACAGCTTCAAGGGTATTATCATTGCGGACAGGTGGAGCGGAGTCTATGCGGGTACGGAGCTTGTGCAGGACCTTGCAGACCCCGACTTTGGAACGCCTGAATATTACACTTTCACAATGGCTCAGGCTGGCGATGCGGATGCGATAAAGGTGCATCACAGCCGAGTGCTCAGGTTCATAGGCCGAGAGCTTCCGCTCATCGAGAGGATGGCAGAAACCTACTGGGGAGCGAGCGAGCTTGAGCATATTTTTACCGAGTTGAACAAGCGAAACACCACGAGCGAGAACGTAGCAAACCTGATATTCCAAGCAAACGTCCGCACATACAAAATGTCAGACCTTGGTCAGCTCTTGGCTACGTCAAGCCCAGAATTGCAGAGGCAGCTTTATCAAACGCTGACGGTTCAGAACTTCCTCATGTCGAACATGGGCATGAACGTCATGGACAAAGAGGATGACTTCCAGACGAACCAGTACACGTTTGGTGGATTGAGCGAGATTTACGATGCGTTCATGAACGATATAGCTGGCGCAGCCGAAATACCAGCGACGAGGCTGTTTGGCAGAAGCCCAGCGGGAATGAACGCTACTGGCGAAAGTGATTTGAGCAATTACTATGACCGTATCGCACAGTTGCAGGAGGCTCAGTTCAGGCCAGTTTTGGAAAAGCTTGTGCCTGTGCTGCTCATGTCCACGTTTGGAGTTATCCCCGACGACTGGGACATCGAGTTCAATCCGATAGCGGAGACAAGCGAGCAGGAAAAGGCAAGCCTTGTGCAACAGGCAAGCGGAGCGATAGTGAGCGTGTTCCAAGCTGGGCTGATAAGTCAGAAGACCGCTTTGAAGGAACTCCGTCAGTCGGGCATGGCTTACGGTATGTGGAGCAACATCACCGACGAGGACATTGAAAAAGCCGACGATGAGACTCAGCCTCAGGGCGAGGAAGAAATGCCCGAGGAAGGCATGGAGGGCATGGAAGGCGAGGAAGAAACGCCCGAAATGCAGATGCAGCAAGCCCAGCAGCCCACAGCAATGCCTCAGAATGGTTTAAAGCCACCACAAGGCGAGACAAAGCAAAACCTGAGTAAAGATAAGCTTAAAAATATCGAGGCATCTAAAGGTAATTCTGAGCCGATGAGAGCTGTACCAGTGAAGAGGACATAAGGTGACACCATGCCAGCAGACCCGAAAAAAGTTGCGCCTCGCACGCTGTTTGAGTCTGAGGTCGTAAAAGCAGAAAAGCTGTACAAGCGTTGGCTTAAGGTCATAATGGCGAAGATACGGCGTATCATCGGCAAGTGTACAGACTATAATACGCTGTTAGCCCAGTTACACGCTTTTGCTGGTACGAAGTCCTTTAGGCAGTTGTGCAGACAGGCGTCACGGCAGATAGTTACGATGCTTGCTGTCGGTCAGCAGCACACATGGCGACAGGCAGCTTCGTTGAGCAGCAACGGGCGGAAGATATTCCTTGCGTTGCAAAAAGAGCTGAAGACGACACCGAGAGGTGCGGCGGTTCAGCAGATAATTGATAATAACGCGACCCTGATACAGACCGTTCCGCAGAACGTAGCACAGGAGTTCAGCCGTATGGCTGGCGAGGCTCAGTTTGCGGGAATGAGGCCAGACGAATTACTGGACGAGTTTAAGAAGCGTGCGCCGCATTTGACGGATGCTCAAATCAGACGTATAGCGAGGACTGAAACAGGCAAAGCGGCAACGGCTTTGATGGAGGCTCGTTCCGAAGATTTGGGCTTGTCGTTGTATGTTTGGAGTTCCGTAAAGGACGAAAGGGTCAGAAACAGCCACAGGAAGATGGACGGCGTTATCTGCGCATGGGATGACCCACCGAATCCCGAACAGCTTGCGGGTGAAAAAAGGACATACGGCAACTACCATCCGAGGTGCATTTTTAATTGCAGGTGCGACCCGCTTGTGGTCGTGAATTTGAACGACATAAGCTATCCTGCAAGGGTTCACTACCACGGCAGCATAAGGACCATAAAAAACGGTCAGGAGTTGTCTGCGTTGTTTGGCAGAAAAATAGGGAGGTACAGAGAATGAGCATTACGATTGACAAAATCTTCATCGGGCATATGATGGACAACCGTTCAAATGACGGCGGCACAGGCTCAGGCAACTGGGGACACAAAGACCGTCCTGGCATGCGTGGTGGAAGTGGCAAGGGAGGCCATGGCGAAGGAAAGAATAATGCAGAGTATTATTCTCGTGAGCGCAGACGCTATTCCCTGAATAACAGCAATGCGGGCAAAAGCAGCCAGCAGAGCTGGGGTTATAAAGCGAAGCCGACCAAGAATCTGCCTAAAGGCTCAGGCTCGTTTAAAATGGCGCGTGGCGATATAGGTACAGGCAAAAGCTCCGTCGTTCCGTATTTGAGGGCTGACGGCTCGTTAACGCCCGATAGGCAGAAACTACACGACAGGGCTATCAATGATTTGTTCAGAAACAAGCCCAAAATGGTGCCGAAGCAAGGTGAGCAGCCAACGTATTATTTCTTGGGCGGCGGGTCTGCCAGCGGTAAGGGCAGTCTGACTGACCCAGAGACTTGCGCGAATTACAACATGGTCAGCAATAAAGATTTGCCGACTATTGATGCTGACGAGTTCAAAAAGAAACTGCCTGAGTTCTCTACACAATTGCGCACAGACCAAAGAGCTGCGGCATTTGCACACGAGGAAAGTTCGGCGTTGACCAAGCGGGCGCAGGAAGCAGCATTCAGCAACGGATATAATTGCATACTGGACAGCACTGGTGACGGCAGCGTTGATAAAGTCAGGGCGAAGATTAAGCAAGCCCGTGACGCTGGCTACAAAGTGGAGGCTCGGTATGTGACGGCACCTGTCGAAGAGGCAATAGAACGGTCTTTAAACAGAGCGTATGAGACAGGGCGTTTTGTGCCTTTGAACCAGCTCGTGAATATTCACAAAAGCGTATCGAACATATTCCCTCAGGTTGCCTCCGAATTCGACCATGTGGAGCTTTACGATACGAATCAGGGCAAAGGTGTCCCCGGCAAAAAGATAGCGGAGTGCTGGCGCGGAAAACCGATAAAGATATACGACCAAAAACTGTATGATGCCTTTATAAGCAAAGGCAACTTTGATTTCAAGGGGCAGGACTATTACGTCGATGACTGGGAGAAGCGAACTGGTAAGAAACTTATAACAAACTAATACGCCATTTCGTGTTGCAATCTTCTGACTAAGTGATATAATTTTTTATAGGGAGGTGGGCTAAATGGCAAGAGAGTATGACGAACACAGACAAGTGCAGATAATGCAGGCTGCAGAAGAAAACAATCCGAGCCTCGTACCTGACATGACGGATGACGAGAAGGAAGACTACGACGGCTATGTGGATTTCTTTAACAGCTTGCGTAAGCGTAATGGCGGTACGTTGAAGGGGCTGGACATCGACCTCCCTTACGATTGACGTAAAGGGGAGACGATGACATGGCTGTAAGATTCAGCCAGAATCCGATTACTGGCAAAGTTGAGTGCTATGATGAGGACGGCGTATATAAGGGCGATATCATAACAACAGGGGACGAGCTTGAATGGAGCGTAGCCCTTCATGGTGACGTTTACGATTTGCCGCATCCAAAACAGGCTATCGAAAAGCTGATGAGCGAGGGCTTTTTCGAGCGTTATCCTGAGTGCAAAAGTAAGTTTTTGACGAAGGACGGCAAGCCGAGGACACGAAGGCCGAAGCAAGCAAAATAATACAGACAGAGCAAAAAGCAAGTGGAGAATGAGCCACTTGCTTTTTTATATGCATATGAGGTGCAATATGAGTTTTTTTGATAAGCTGTTCATGCGGCGTATAGTCAGGGACAAAGAGGTCACTGAGGATGGCGGCAAGGGCAGCGGAAATTTCGGACATAAGGGCAGACCTGGTCTTAGGGGCGGTTCTGGCAAGGGCGGCGGTAAAGAGTATAGAACGACCAGCAAAGAGACTGGTTCGGGCTATATAGGCGTGCAGAGGGCCAAGGCATTTAAGAGCATTTCGCGCAATGCGAAAGCGTATAAGGGAGATTATAACGGCTTTGTCAATTCGCTGTCCTCCGAACACAAGAAGGCCATTCAAGACCAGCATAAGGCTTGCGGCACTCAGGAGTCGTTGAGCGATTACACCAAGCGCCTGCATGACCTGATGGCGAATTATGAGGCTAAATCAAAAGCCCCTAACACTGTTAACAAGCCCGTGGACGGCAAAAACCTTGTAACGTCCTTTAAGCGCGATAAAGATAATTTTGTGCATGAGATTGAAGATGTCATGCATCAGCAAGGCTTTGACGGTGTGCCGAAGGTCGTAAGCAATGCAGAGTTTGAAAAGTTCAAAAACGCCAATCCCAATTCGCCGCTATTTTACCGTTCTTATGCGGCGGCTGATGCTGACCAGCTACAGGATTTTGACGATATGCTCGAAAAGGGCAAGTGGTATGTTGATTGCGGTCAGGGTGGTCATCAGTATGGACAGGGGATGTACGTCATTAGGGCTGATCGCGCGGACGTGGACAGCGGCAGAATCGCGGGCGTAATGAACGAGATGAGCCATTACAGGAGAATCAACGAAGATCGTCAGCGCAACATGAACGTAAGCGCCCTTGCTCCTGATGGGTATGCAGCTTGTAAAAAAGGCAATCAATACGGCTTGATAGACAAAGCCGAAGTAAGTAATTTCAGTCAGGACAAGCCTGCAGAAGGTCAAATCTTTGGCATAAGGGGATGGGCGACCTACGACACGTATGTAGTCAAAAACGGAGAGGTTTACAGCTTTAACTCTGACGGCACAATAGCCTCCCGTCCAGATTCATATTATACGAACCTTATGAATAACGGCTCAAGCTACAAGTACTGGGCTCCAATCAAAGAATGGAAAGACCTGCCCAAAATCGACCCTGTTTCATCTACCCGTGAAATGATGCTCGACCCGAGTGCGAAGTTTGTAGACTATGACAAGATAGACTCCGAGTGGAAAAAGTTCCAGAATAAAGCTCTTCGGGACGAGATGAACAAGCTGAAGCCTGAAGCTCAGCAGGCATTGAAGAACGAAGACCCAACGGCGTTGAAGGAAAAAACGTTCGCCAACATTTTGAATGGCTTCCAAGGCAAAAAAGAGCTGCCAAGCGTGGGAGAAACAAAACCCATTGAAGATGCATTAAAGGATTTATATAATACTAATCACGGCGACTGGTATGGGATACATAGACTTGTGGCTTACAGCAGTTTAGCTAACCACAGGTCTAAAAATACTTCGAACTTGGAAGATTTCCTCAGAGATACTGCTGAAAAGTACTATGCACACGGAGCTGATGCAACAAAATATGGAGTACCGGCTTATCATCAAAAAGCGTTACAGACTTTCCTGAATATGCCGTCCGTCCAAGCCGCTTTTGATGGAATTATAAACCGTGCCAAGGCAAGAGCAGACAGGACGTACCGCAGTGCTTACGTTAATGACTACATAAATAGACATGTAAAGGTGCCGAACTTCGCGTATGTTTACGACCCTGGTTCGAAAGCGGCGGCGATGGGATATGACGGCATCAACGCTTGGGGGCATGGACAGACTGGAGCTTATACGGTGCTCTTAAACCGTACTAAAATCATTCTCAACGAGCAACGTAAAAAGATGTGAGGTGCTATATGAAGTACAGTCAAAATCCCATCTCAGGGCTTGTAGAGGTCTACAGCGATGATGGCGTGTACCTCGATACTATTTATACTACTGGCGATGAACTGAGAAACGAGAATAAACCCAAGCGTACAGTGGATGCCCATTTCATGCGCAGGCTAATTGATAAGGTCAGACCCCAGCGAAAGGTACGCGATGGCGAGGAATGGCGAACCAGCGAGGAAGGGCATCATTTCAAGCTTGAGACTTCGACTGGCGAGATAAAAGCTGGCTTCGGTGGCAAGCTCAACGGTCAGAAGGTCGACCCGAGCAAGAAGTCAGGCGGCGGGAACGCAAGAAAGACTACTGCAAGCAAAGGCACGGCTGCGGCTGCGAAGTCGACAGCGAATAAGCCAGCCCCGCAAAAGTCGCCTGCGGAGAGGATGGAAGAAATAACAAAGCAGAGAAAAGAACTGCAAAAGAATACATCTATAAGTCCAGCGAAGAAACAACAGCAAATGCTTGAATTGAGCGAGCAGTATAGACAGGCGTGGATTGCAAACGAAGAAGCAAATGGACGGAAACCTTTCAAAGAGCCTGTTGCTAAATCGTTTGGAGCAGAGCCAGCACTTCCACCCAATTATAGCGAAGGGACTAAGGCATCGGCTCCGAATTCCGCTCAATCCTTGGGCAAGATGACGAGAGAGGAACGAAAGCAATGGCTTGAAAATGCTCCTGCTGGCACCAAAATTACTGGGCTATACAACAAGAGCGGTCCGTATGCTGGCGAAGAAGTCGAGATTGAAAAGAAGAGCGGCTACAAAAAACAGCCTGACATTACTGGACGGCTGGGAGCTGTAGAGTTCTCGGAGTGGACAAATGGCGGTTATGCTGACCCTTATATGGCGAAAACGCTAAGGGAGGCATTCGAGGGGACAAGCAAATACTATACGACAGACCCCGAAGAAGCAAAAAGGCTTAAGGAAGGGGCAACCAAGCAGCGCGAGGTTAGAAAAACTCAGGAAACGGCCCGGAAAACAGCAGCCCTTGAATCTGCATTTGGGAAAACTCCAGAAGGCTATAAAAACGCTGATTACAAGACACAAAAAAATTACTTCAGAACGCAGCTTGCCAACACGAAGGCGAACCTTTCAAAAGCCCAAAAGGCTTACGAGGACACAAACAGGTACTATTTGAGCGGCAGCTGGAAGGGCAAAAGAACGGAGAGGTCTGTGCTTGAGGACTTGAGAATGTACCAGTCTCAGGCCAATGAATTGAACGGTAAATATAGAAAACAGTACAATGTTTTTACTTCTGAGTTCGACGATTAACGGTGAGGTGATTATTTGAGAGCGTATTACGGCTCGCGTATCAGCGAGCATATGACAAAAACGCCAGAGGGCTACCTGATATGTCTCGGCGTTCCGATAGCTCGTATCGGCAGTCAGAAGTATTTGCCCCGCGAGCTGGGGATTGAGGACGGTGCGCCTGATAAGACTTATGATGTTATGCGTATCGAGGACGAGGTCTTTTCGCCCGCTACGATAGCGTCCTTTGAGGGCAAGCCTGTGACGGACGACCATCCAATGGAAAGCGTAGACACTGGCAACATACAGGCGTATTCGTGCGGACACGCTCAGAACGTGCGGCGCGGAGTAGGGTCGGACAGCGATTTGCTGATTGCCGACCTTTTTATTACGGACAAACGCCTGATTGACGAAATACAGAATGGTCGCCGTGAGGTGTCGTGTGGATATGATTGCGAGTACGACGAGGATGAGAACGGCAGGATATTACAACGGGCAATTCGCGGAAATCACGTCGCCGTCGTTGAAAACGGCAGAGCTGGTCACCGCGTTGCTATAAAAGACACCGCTGAGGCGGTAAAAAACAGAAGGGAGAAAACAAACCCCATGAACAGCAGAAACAAATCACTGTTCGCAAGGCTCTTTAGCCGCGCTGTGCGTGACATGGAGCCTGAAGAAATCGAGGACGCGGTAGAAGAGATGGCAGCGACGGCGGCTGAGGTCGGCAATGAAAACGAACCCCTTGACGCTATGCCCATGCCCGCGCCCCAGCAGATGCCCATGGCGCAGGACGAGGAAGGTATAGCCGAAGTGCTGGCCAAGCTTGAGGCTATCGAGCAGAGGCTTTCCGCGCTTGAAGGTCTTAAGACCGATGCCGAGCCCGACCCGATGCAGCAGCTTGAGGACGAGCTTACTGTCGGCAATAAGCCTGTGCAGCCCGAAGCTGGCGTTCCTACCCAGCCCATGGACGAAGACCCCGAAGAAGCGGTCACCATTTCTGCCGAGGAAATTGGCGACAAGCAGTGCGATGAGGACGTGGAAATCGAGCCTAAGAGCGACAGACCCGTCAACCCCATTGCTGGCATGGACAGGGCGGCTGCTCTGTATGCGCTTAATGCCATGAAGCCCGTTATCGCTTCTCTGCCCGCCAGCCAGCGCAAGGCTGCGAGCGACAAGGCTGTGCGTGAAATCAGGAAAATGATGGGCAGAGACTCCAAGCCCTCCCGCAACGGCTATGCGATGATAAACGGCGTTGTGGCGAATGCTGCCAAGAGCCGCAGCAAGGACAAGAATGATGCGAAGCTCGGTCAGGACATCATGGCTGCTCGCAATCCTCACTACAAGAAAGCTTAAGGAAAGAGGTACACACATATGGCAGGTAAAGCTATTGGCAAGACCTTGAATTTCGGCTATCGTGGCGCGGTTTCCAGAACGCCCGATACTATCATTCAGGCTTATCAGAATGTGGGCACTGACCCCATTCAGTTTGGTGAGCCTGTAGTTTTTGACGCTACCAACGGAGGCGTCCGCAAGATTACCACCACTGATACCACCAATGATGGCATCATCGGTATCGCCGTCCGCAGGATGGGCGACCCCTATGTCGACAGCAACATGGGCTGGTACTACAAGGCTGGCGACGTGGTGGATGTGCTTGTGCGCGGCTCTATCGTTGTAGAGCTTAAGGCTACCACTTCGATTGCGGCTCATGGCAAGGTGTACGTTGCCAACGGCAACAACAGCATGACCGCTGGTGACCTGTATTGTGCCACTGCAACTGGTCTGGTAGAAGTGCCGAATGCGATTTTCACCACTGGCGTTGCTGACGGCAACCAGTGCGCTGAGGTCACTATTACCGAACGCAAGGTTTAAGATGACGGAGGTATAAAGCAATATGAGCGCGAAAATGGCATTTCCTATGCTGAACGTTCCCATGGTAAATGATGGAGTTCCCAACGGTTTTATGATGGATGCCGCGTCCGTGTCTGGCGGCATGGCTTTCCTTGTCGGAGAGCTTGAAAAGAGGGACGAGAAGCTTCACGAGCCTCTTACCTCTATTACTTGGCCGCGTGATATGCCTGTCAAGACTGGCGGCGGCTGGGTTGACAGTGTGTCTGTGTTCGATGTGAGCTATTCCACCACTGGTGGCACTAACGACGGCTTCATGGGCAACGAGACTAACGACCTGCCCATCATGCAGGCTGATATCGGCAAGGACAGCTATAAGGTCCTGCAGTGGGGTCAGATTCTCCGCGTGCCGCTGATTGACCAGCAGAAGCTTCAGAAAATCGGCAGAAACCTTGACGATATCCTGAATAAGGGTCTGCACCTTGCCCATGATAAGATGCTCGACAAGAGCGTTTATACTGGCAATGCCAAGGCTGCTACCTATGGTCTGGTGAACAACCCCAACATCACCACTGTGACTGCTGCGCCTCACACTTCTGGCGGTACTGATACTCAGTGGAGTGCCAAGACTCCCGATGAGATTCTCGCCGACGTAAACCGCGCGATGGTCGCCACTTGGGCTGCGTCCGAGTATGATATTTCGGGCATGGCTAACCATATCCTCATTCCGCCCGAGCAGTACGCCTATATCGTACATGCCAAGGTCGGTGTGACTGGCGATAAGTCCATCCTGACCTATCTGCTTGAGAATAACATCGGCAAGAATCAGGGTATTGACCTCGTTATCGCTCCTTCCCGTTGGTGCGACGGTGCTGGTGCCAGCAGTGCTGACAGGCTTGTTGCTTACTGCAACGACTATGACAGGGTTCGCTTCGAAATCACTGTGCCTCTGCAGAGGCTTATGACTCAGGCGAGCGCGGAGCAGGTCGCGTACCTTACTCCTTATGTCACCCAGTTCTCTGAGCTGCAGTGGCCTTACTACCAGCACGCCATGTACATTGACGGCATCTAATTGACCGAGAAGCAGGAGGCAAAAACAATGTCAATTCGAGTGTTTAACAAGCGTTGGAAACGCAGAATCGAAGCGGAAGGCAATCCGAATGATTTTATGGAGCTTCAAGCCTACGCCTTTGCGGACGTGCCTGAAAAGTACACGGGCGATATAACGTTCAAGATGGGCGTGAGTGCTGGCGACATCGAAATCATACAGACCATGAAGCAGGCGGCTAAGGTCGAGCGTAAGGCAGCGGATGAAAAACGTGGCGAGGATGCGCAAGACGAGCCTAAAAAGACAGTCCGCAAAAAGGGAGCCGAAAAATGATTACACCGTTTGCCGCATGGGCGATTGCGTCCAATGTTCGTGGCGGGGAAAATCCAGCGTACAGTGTGGATGATTTCAGAACGGCAATGCCAGCGTTCAGCGAATCGATTATCACTGATGCGCAGTTGCAAGCGTTTATCGAATTGGCAAATGACATAGTGCAATATGCGCGGTGGCACAACCTTTGGCAAGAGGGAATGAGACTGTGCATTGCGCACTATGTCACTTTGTTTTTGCAGCAGCCGCAGGAGGGCGCGACTGTCGATGAAGTTCTGAATGCGGGAAAAGTTCAAGGCAGCGTATCCAGCAAGAGCGTTGGCGGGGTATCGGTAAGCTTTGACAATTCCACAGCGATAAGCGATTTGCAAGGCTGGGGAACGTGGAAGCTCACTATATATGGAGCGCAGTTTGCCCAGCTTGCAAAGATGGTAGGAAAGGGCGGTATGTACATACCGTAAAAGGTGGTTGCATGAATCAAATAAACGGTTATATCGAGAACAGTGCGAGTGCCATTAAGGCGAGTGGAACGGCGGCAGCTGGTAACAGTGTTTTCAGCGCGGCGGCTGACCACGTACACCCGACTTTCGTAGGCACTCCCACAAGCAAGACCGCAAGCGGTGTGAAGGGGCAAATGGCGTGCGACGGCAGTTACCTGTACATTTGCACGGATACCGATACTTGGAAGAGGGTAGCAATTGCGTGGTCTTAAGCAATGGCAAACGAAATTTCGATAACGGTTCAAGACAAGACGAAGGGTGTACCGCCCCAGCAGATACTGGCGGCGGTAAATGCCCTGTCCGAGATACACCTGTATGTTGGCATTCCAGAGAAAAATGCTGAGAACGGCAAAGCCATGAACAATGTCCAGCTTGCGTATCTGCACTCCCAAGGCAGCCCTGTGAACAATATGCCGGCAAGACCGTTCATCGAACCCGCCATTGAGCAAGAAAAGGTCTTGGAAAAGATAACGGACTGCTTCGGACAGGCGTTTGAAGCTGCGCTGACTGGCGATTTGGGATTAGCGAAGAACTGCATAGAAAAGGCTGGCATCTATGGTTCGAATGCTGTCAAGGAATATATGGGCAGCGGGGCGTTAGCTCCGAATGCTCCTATAACCGTTTCGGGCGGCTGGATGAGGAACAAGGTGAGCGGCAAGCCGTTTAAGGTCACAGGCAAAGGCTCGACTGCGCCTTTGATAGATACTGGCTCGCTGCGGAGTGCTGTCACATACGTTATCAAGGAAGGCGGTGAATAGAATGCTGATGCCTGACGTTACGATGCTGCTGACCGACCCGACTTTGGGCGCGCAGCCAATAACGATCACGCGAAAGCATGGTTCGTGGAGCGGTGGAAGGTTTACGCTTGAGGGCGAGGCTGAGACGTTCCGCATTACTGGCATTTTGCAACCGCCGTCGCCAGAACAGCTTGAATTTTTTCCTGAAGGCGAAAAGCGCGAAGGTCAAGTGGTTGTGTATACCAAGACGCATCTGTACCTGACCGAGGGGGATATGGTGTCGGATGTGGTTACGTGGCGCGGTGAGGATTACAAAATCGTCAACATCAACCGTTGGCAGGATTACGGATTCAACATCGCGTATGCGCAAAAGAGGTGAGCGAATGTCTTTGGAAAATCTCGAAAACGCGATTTGGAGGGCGACGATGACTGTACTGGGCTACGACCCAGACAGTACAGACCAGAGCGTCCAAAGCCGCGTAAGACTTAGCTGGCCGCTTGACGAGATGGGCAGCCCGAATTGGAGCAGGACGGAAGAGACTGTGTTCATACGAATTTCCCCAATGATGGATGAATATTCGAGGTTATGGGACATCAGCCATACGCAAGGCTCAGAGGGCTACACAGAAGACGTGGCAAATCACGAACATTACGAGGTCGTGTGGATATGCTACGGCTTAAATGCGCTGGAGACGGCAAATAAGCTGCGCTTCGGTTTACTAAGGGAAAGTATAAGGCAATACTTAAAAAGCGAATCTCTGGCGTTTAAACCAGTCATAGACGTACCTACGAGAGCAACTGAGCAGGACAGGGCTGGCGACTGGTGGAACAGATTCGATTTGCGTGCGCAATGCTACGTGCTTTCACGCTATTCTTACGAATCGGACTATATTGACGTTATGGATGATTTGAATATCAGCGTCGTCAGGGAGTCCGCTTCGGATTAGACTAAAAATGCGCTTTTCTGAGCGCGAAATCAGATGGAGGTAAAACGATGCCCAAAATTGCATTGGACGACATCATCAATGTACAGGTCACGGCAAGTGCCCGCGCTCAGGTACGCAGCGGTTACAATGTCGGCTTGATTGTGGGCCAGTCGGCAAGAGTTCCCCAGTCCGTCAGGATTGTGGAGTTCCAGTCTCTTACTGAAATGGCTGAATACGGATTTCAGGAGACGGATGCGGAGTATATAGCAGCGGTGAAGTATTTCGGTCAGGCCGCTGTGCCGCCCAAAGTTTGTGTGGCGAGGATGGCTCCTGCCAACGTGACGCAGACTGTGACTCCTGTAGCGTCTGGCGTTACCAATCCTCAGGTCAATGCTGCTACTTTTAAGGCGGCGATAGGTGATAAAGACGGCGTTTACGTGTTCTCTTATTCGACGGAGTGGAGATTGAACGGCAAGGCTGTCAGCATGACCGATTACGGCATTACCTATACTGGCACTGCGGCGAGCGGTAACACGATAACGGTCACTTACACTTCGGGTGCGACGGCTGAAAGCTGGGTCGAAGCCATTGCCGACTGTGCCAACAAAAACGATGTTTGGTACGGCGTATATTGCGCCTGCCCGATTTCGGAGGGTACAGCCACGAGGTTGACCGCGAGCGAACACGTGAACATAGCTGGCTATGTGAATGGCATCAGGGCGTGCTACTTCTTCGAGGACAACGATACCGACGATACGAGCAGCGGCACGACGGATGTTTTCAGCCTCCTGATGGCGGCTGGGTATGAGCGTTACTGCGGTTTGTATTCTGCCACCTTAATGGCGGGCGCGGCAGTCATGGGTTATGCCATGGGTGCGAATACTGGAGAGGCAAACAGCGCGTATTCCTTGGCTTACAAGGCTCTTGCTGGCGTGACTCCCGATGATTTGAGTGAGTCGCAGATAAAGACGTTGCAGAGCAAATATGCGAACTACTACATCCTGAGAGGCGGCTCGTTTACGGTCGTGGAACAGGGCGTAAGCGGCTATAATGGAAAGTTTGTCGACGAGCTTATAGGCGTTGACCAGTTGACGGACGACCTGCAGAAAGCGTGTATGACCGTCCTGACGACGCTGCCCAAGGTGCCGTATACGGATGCTGGCGTATTGAGCTTTATCGCGGCTTGCAATGCGGTGCTGAACGATTCCGTGCGCACTGGCTTCCTGACCCCTGGTATTTGGAAGGGCGGCACGGTGCTGAACGTAGCCAACGGCGATACGTTTGAGACTGGCTATGTCGTACAGGCTGAAACGGTAGCGTCGCAGAGTGCGGAGATGAGGGCGAACAGAGTTTGCCCGCCCATTTACGTGTGCGCTATTCTTGCGGGTGCGATACACAGCATTATAATCAAGCTCGATGTGGAGTGAGGTGTAAACAATGACGAGTGTATATAGCTTTGCAGATGTTTCGCTTGTGCTGTCCCATCCGTCTGTAGGTCAGTGCACTCTCGCTGGTCAGGGCTTAGGGTCCGTGGCTATAGCGAGGGCAAATGACAATACTCAGCACGATGTGGCGGCTGATGGTTCCGTGCTGGTCAGCAAGATACTGAGCAAGAACGGCACAATGCAGCTTGCTATACAGCAGACGAGCGAAGCTCAGAACTGGCTGAAAAAGTGGTACAACTATTTGATGGTCGCGCCTACTTCCGAGTGGGCGAGGACTTCGGCGGTACTTAAAAATCCGTCAGGCAACGAGACGTTCAACATGCACGGCGTAAGCCCGCAGAAGCGTCCCGACGCGAGTTTTCAGGCGACTGGTCAGCAGGTCACTTGGAATTTCCTTTGTGCCGAAATCAGTGAAAACTAATCGATGAAGGGGCAGCGAAAAAGGCTGCCCCTTAAAGATTTATCAGGAGGGTGAATCATATGGCGGCTGAAATTTGGAAGAATATCGAAATCGATGGCGAAAGGTACGCCTTGCGCAAGTTTACGGCTAAAGAGGGTTTGCAGCTTGTGCGGCTTATCCTTGAGAAAATAACGCCCGTCATACCCATGCTCTCAGGTGAGGACGATTTCATGGGTGAGGATGGCGTTTACCAGCTTATGAAGGTATTCGGGTCGATAACTGATGCGGACGTTGACTCGATAGTGAATAAATGTCTCCGAAATGCGTTCAAGGTCTTGCCCGCTGGCAATCAGGCTGTCATTGACAGCACTGGTCATTACGGCGTTGAAGATATCGAATATGATATGGCAAAGACCATCAAGCTTTGCTGGGAGGTCATACAGTGGGGTTGTTCTGATTTTTTCGGAGAAAAGGGCTCGGCTTTAATCGAGCGAGCGATGGCGCAGCTTTCATCGCAGCAGAGCCCGCCAACTACGACGCCTTCCTCTTTACCCCAGTAATGATGGGCATTTGGCAGCAGCATGAACTGTGGGACGGCACATACACGCTTGACGATTTGATGGATGCCCACGAGATGCTTGCGGTCAAGTACGAGAACGAGAGGCGTTCCCGTGAAGCGTATGAATTTGCGCATCCGAAGCCCGCGCCGAGGATGCCGCACAGATGATGTCAGGGCGTTCGTTTGAACGCCCAATGAGGTGATAGCGTGGCACAGACACGGTTACTGGATGAGATTATACGTATCAGCGCCCGCGTTGATGATATTCGGCAAGCTGCTGAGACTTTGCGTCAGGGCATGCAGAGCGGCGGTTCGTCGGATAAGTTTGCGAAAATTAAGCAGTTCTTTGCCAGTGCGAAGCAAAGCGTTCAGGGTCATGCAAAGCCGATACTGACGTTTTTGAACAAGTTCATGTCAGTGTTCAAAACAGTCTTGAAGGGCATGGGCGTAATGACCTTTATGCAGGTCGTGGTGAAGTCGGCGCAGAAGGCCAAGCAGCTTATAACTGATACGGTCAAGCTGGGCAACGATGCGGCGGCAGAAGCGAAGAAATCTGGCAAGACTCTTGAAAAATACAGAGCGGAGCAGCTTGCTTTACAGGCGATAGGCAAGTCGCTCAATGAGATAGAAAAAGATTCAAAGCTTAAAAAGCTTTACGATGATTTGGTGAAGCTTGGCGAAAGTTATGGGTTCCAAAATGCGGGAGCGGTAAAGACTTCGCTGAGCGATGTCGGGAATGAGGTCACTAAGCTCAGGTTTGTGCTTCGTATGGGCTTGGCACAAGTCTACGAGTATTTTAAGGTCTATGCGGCAAAGCCGATGGCGCAGCTCAAGTCGTGGTTTGAGCAGTGGCTTAAGTCTCAGGGCTACGCCTTTGACAAATGGCCTCAGGCTGTCGGCAAGGCCATGGCGAAGCTGTTTAAGGCTATCGTCAACATAGCGCAAAGCGTGACGCATACGGTTGACGCGATACTGGAGGGCTTCGACATGATAGTTGAAGCTTTCGGGGCAAGCTCGAAAGAGATAAAAATCGGGCTTGGAATTATAGCTGGCATCTTGGCGTTATGGGTGCTGCCCTTCAAGCCGATTATGCTTCTTTTCATGCTATTTTATCTGCTTATCGACGATTACGTCACTTGGCAGAACGGCGGCGCTTCGGCTCTCGGCGATGCGTGGATTACGATATCCAAGGTGTTCAACGCGATTGCTGACTGGCTTCGCGATGACTTTGAACAGGCTGTAAAGCTGTGGATTCAGCGCAAGGTCTACAAAAAGCTGATGAAAAAAGGCGGCAAGGCACTCCTCAAAATATTATTTGGGGAGGGCAAGGGCGCGATGATAGGCAACGTCGTGGCATTTACTTGGACAGCGTTGGAAGGTTTAAGCTATGCACATGAGGATGCTAAGAAAGACCCCGGCAAGCAGGTTGAAACTTATGAAAAATTAGGTGTATCAAGGGACACGGCAATCAATATGCAGCATTTGGCGGTTCAAGCGGAGAATTTTATCTTGTACGAAATACCTGCTCTGAGCCAAGACCTCTTTGGTTATCATGATAAGGCTGACCAAACACGGTCGGGAAAAGCTGAATCATATAAAGATAAGCAAGAAACGTTAAAAGCGGACTATCCGATAACGATGTACGTTTCTATGAGCGATTACAAGCGAGCCACGATAAATTCCAACACTACTATAACCACGTCCGACCCGAAGGCGTGTGCTGATATGATTAACGGCGGCTTGCAGAGTACAGCGACGAATGCAGCCGATTCGGCAGGTGAATGATATGGCAGACTCGATGCGAGACTATTTGGTGCATATTGCGGCGCAGCTTGACGGTGTTCAGGAAGCGTTGACGGCTCTTCAGCAGTTGTCAAGGCAGATGACTGGCATCAACAATGGCGCAAAGCGAGGCACTTCATACTTCGGCAAGTTCGGTGGTCAGGTCAAAGGCGCGGCGAGAGAGATGAGTGGCTTTGCGAGACAGTTTGCAAAACAGCTCATGGGCTTTGCGAGCTTGGCGGCTATCGCAATGAAGGCTGGCAAAGCGATACGGACGTTGGTCAAGGACACGGTCAGCCTGAGCGACAACCTTGAAAAGACCGCCAAAGACCTTGGCAAGACTGCGGAGCAGGCACGATTGCACAACATCGCCTTAGCCTCGATGGGCAAGACGATGGATGAGATAAACAAGGACGATAAGCTCAAAAAAACGTATGACGACCTCATCAAGCTGGGCGAAGGCTTCCAGTTCAAGCGAGCCAAAGGCGGCATTACGACCATTGAGGACCTAAATACAGAGCTTACAAAAATCAAGTATACCATCAGGCTCGGCTTTTCTCAGGCGTATGAATATTTCAAGGTCTACGCCGAAAAACCTTTAAATCAGCTTAGGGGCTGGATAACGAGCCTAATTCCATCGGTGAGCAACGGTTTGGACGGCTTGTCAAAGACGATAGGCAAGGGCGTTGCGAAAGCTCTGAAGCTCGTTATGGAGGTAGGACAGTCGGCAGTCAAGGTCGGAAAGCAGATATTCGACTGGTTCAAGAGGCTGCTCGGCTTCTTTGACGACATCATTCCCAAAAGCAAAGAAGGGTCGGCTGGCATAGTGGCGGCTATAGGTTTGATAGTGCTTGCCTTAAGTCCTCTGCTCTTTGTGATAATTGCGGTCTGGCTGCTGATAGATGACTTCGTTGCTTGGAGCGAAGGCCGAGCGTCGGCGTTTGGCGATGCTTGGTATACGGCGTTTGATATACTGCAAGGGGCTTACGCAGTCATCTCGGTGGCTGGCAAAATCATATATGATGCTGTCGTGGCGATTCATAACTTTATTGCGGATTTGGCTTCGGTCGCCAATGCTATAGGCTTGGACGTTGGCACTGTAGGCCGATGGGATTACGTAAATCCGTTTGACTATGAGAACGATGCGATTTACAAGGCGTTTGAGGATGCCAAGACAAAGCAACAGAAAACTCAGGAAGAACGGCAGGCCAATTCGGACAGAGCCTCCGAGCTTGAAAAGTCAAAGGCAAATGGAGGGACTTTGAGCCAAGAGGACAGCGATTGGCTGCAAAACTACTATGTGAGTCAGGGACGCAATCCTGATGGCACGAACAGGCCGACGCAAAATATGTCTGGCGACCAGATAATGGAGTATTATTTCGGCGGTTCGGGCAACAATTATCCTGCCTATGCTCAGGGAGGCACGGAGGTAAACGAAACGACCAACAAAGAGACGCAGGTCACCATAAATTCCAACTATGTTATAAACCAGACAGACCCGTCTGGAGCGGCTGCCGCAGCCAATCAAAACTTGGCAAGTGACCTTCAGCATACGCTGGAGTCGCCGCAACAATAGCTGTGGTCAGTTTAAAGCCAAATGCTGGCGTTTCTTTCGTGTGGACAATAATTTGTATGCCGAAAAATCAAACAGCATTCTGAGCCATTCTAAGGCGTTTGGCAGAATGGAGTGAAAACATGGACGCGAATACGGTAATTATATCGCCCACCTACGGCAAGCTCTATTTCGATGCCGTGTTTAAGGTGGAGCACAGTAAAGAGTTGACGCTTACGTCGCATCCCATACAGTCGGGCGCGTCGATAGTTGACCACAGCTATTTTGAGCCTGAAACGGTCACGCTTGAGATCGGCTATTCTGATGTGCACGGCGAGGTCGGTTCTGCTGACCACAGCCTGAATGCTTTCAAACAGCTTGAGGCGATTATGGAGGCGCGAGAGCCGATTATACTGGTCACGCGTATTGAGAATTATCCGACCATGGTCATCACGGGGCTGAGCGTGCCTGACGAGGTGTCGATGATGTTTGGCGTTAAGGCACAGGTCAGCCTTACGTCTGTCAACATCGTTTATGCTCAAATCGTATCTGTACAGAATAAGGTCAAAAGTGGTAAAGGCGGCGGGAACAAAGTCAACGACGGCGATATAACAGACGAATCGCTTGAAGAGGTCGACAGCAGGTCCTTGCTTTTGAAGCTGCTGCAATACGTCTCTAACTACGACCCGACCCAGTATAGTTGGTACAGTCAGTCGACCACGACGAAGCAATAGCGGAGGGCGTATGGATTTTTATTCTTTCACACTTGACAGGGTTCACCCGAAGACGAGGGTGTCTGTCCCGATTGATGGAGTCAGCACGTACCTGTATTTTGTGTTTCAGTACAACGCGGCTGGCGATTTCTGGTCGTTGACGGTTTCAGACAGCGAGATGAATATGCTCGTATCAAATATGCCTCTTTTGTCGGGTGAAGGTGCGGCGGCGAATATGCTCAGGCAGTTAGGGCATTTGGGCATAGGCTCGGCTGTCATACACAAGCTGGTCGATGCTCCGTCGAGCGACAGCCCGAACTTTGAAAACTGGCTTCGGGAGTTTGACCTTTACTGGGGGAGCGAATCGGCATGAGGTATGACAGCTATGCTCAGTACGGACGCAAGTACAAGCTGACGATTTCTTCTCCCAAGACGGGCATAGGCTTCGAGGTCAGCGATTTGCGTATTTCCTTTCAGGTCGAGAAAAAGGCCAAGGGCAGCGGTAACAACGCTGCTATTTTAGTATATAACGTAACGCCTGACAGCGTGGGCGCAATCCATGAAGGCGATAAGGTCTATTTGGAGGCTGGCTACGAAAACGGCAATTATGGGTTGATTTATTCAGGAGACATCGTACAGGTCTATCTGGCACGCGATGACGATGTTGATACGGCGATGACGATAATGTGTCAGGATGCCGACGTGTTTTTGACAAAATCCATTGTGTGTTCCACTATAGGTGCTGGCGCGACTGCGGATGAAATATTGAATACATGTATTGGAGACAGCGACGATGTTTCGCGCGGAGATATTACGCCTCGTCTGTCACAGAGTTTGCTGCCGAGAGGTAAGGTCCTGTTCGGACGGTCTGCCGAGTATGTGGAACAGCTTGCGAAGTCAAACCAGTCGCAGTTGTTTATTGAGAATGGCACAATAAACATTGTTGCGTCGGACGAGTATGATGCTAACACGGCGGTGGAGTTAAGCCCGACTACTGGCTTGCTGGGAACGCCTGACCAAACGAAAACGGGCGTAAAAGCCAAGTGCCTGATAAATTCTTCGATGCGCATAAATACGTTGGTGCATATAGATAAGCAGTATATCAACGTAATGCAGAATACGAAGGGCAACGCCAAAAAGAATATAGAGCTAAATACGACTGGATTGTACAAAATCATTTCGTTGACGTACAAGGGCGATACCAGAGGCAACAACTGGTACTGCGAGTTTGAAGCGGATTCTGTGTCGGGCAAGTATGTCTCGTCGATAACGAGCAAAGACGCGAGTATTTGGGGATGATTATATGCTTACTGCAAACGAACGCAATGCGACATTAAAGTCGGCTATACAGGCGGCTGTTGATGCTGGAATAAAGCGAATGCGCTGTGCCTGCCCTGGAATCGTACAGGCGTGGAACAGCGAGACACAGACGGTCAGCGTAAAGCTGGCACTCAAAGAGGTCCTACGCATAGATGAGGTGAATCAGGAAATCGAGATACCGATGCTTGTGGATGTGCCTGTCGTGATGCCGAGGGCTGGCGGTTTTTGCCTGCTCATGGTGCCGTGTGCTGGCGACGAGTGTCTGGTGGTCTTTTCGGATATGTGCATCGATGCTTGGTGGCAGTCGGGAGGCGTACAGTCTCAGGCTGAGTTCAGGCGGCATGACCTGTCGGACGGCTTTGCGATAATGGGCTGCTGGTCACAGGTGAAAAAGCCGACTTTTCCTGCGTCAGGCATCAAGCTTCAGAACGACGCTGGCACGGACTTCGTTTCGATAGATGATAGCGGAGTGCATTTCTCGAATGCGGATTTCGGAATACATGACCTGTATTCAAATCTATACGGTGTGGCGGTCGGAATGCAGCCCACGGCTACGCAAATCGATAAAAAATTTGAGGTAGCAGCCGACCATACGGCTGAGTTCAACGGCGAGCTGCACGCCAAGAATGATTCGGTTTTTGATGCGCCTGTGACGTTTCAGGACGATATAGATTTCAGCGGGATTGACAGCGGATGGCAGACGGTGACGCTTTCGGGCTGCACGGAATACAGTGACGACTGGCTAGTGAGGGTACGAAAGCTTAAAGATGCGGTTTACATTAGGGGCGGCGTGAAGCTGAACGCTGCGCTTACGAGTGCCGCCCCAGGTTCGACAGCGGGCGTTCTGACTATACTTACGCTTCCGAGCGGATTTGCGCCGACGTATGAAGCTGCCTATCCCATAGTGCTTGATAAAAGCTCGAACGGCTATCTGTATTGCAGAGTCGGCACGGATGGAAGTGTTACGCTATACAATCGCAGCGGTTATTCTGTCAGTTCAAGTGTTCTTATTCCGTTGTCGATAACGTATTTGAGGCAATAAGGGAGGTACGGCATGGCACGTCAGGCAGACTACTTAAACTCCATGACCTATCGGAAGCTCGATGAAAACGGCGATTATATGCTGGGTGTACAGGGCAATATGCTGTCGGGGCTTGATGCGATAACACAGGCGATAAAGACGCGGCTGAGGACTGTATACGGAGAATGGTTTCAGGGCGACCCGACGGCGTTGGATTACTTCGGCGGCATCTTGGGACAGAAGACTATCTCGAACGATGCGCTGGACTTGGACGTTATCAACCGCATCATGGACACGATTGGCGTGTTGAGCGTTTACGGAATACAATCGTCCCTTGTTGGGCGTGTGTATAGGTTCTCTTGCAATGTCAAAACGGTCTATGGCGATACTACAGCGGAGGTGACCACATGAGCTACTTTACGCCATATGTGGATGACAGCGGCTACCACTATCCCACATATGAGGACATACTCGACGATATAATCACGAGGTTTCAGGAGATATTCGGCGCGGGCATCTATCTAGGCTCCGACAGTCAGGATTATGAGATGATTGCGATATTCGCACTCAAAATCTTCGATGCTTATCAGGCGGTAGAGCTGGCGTACAATGCCCACAGCCCAGTAACGGCTATAGGCAATGCGTTGGATTATGTCGTTGCTATAAACGGCATAAAGCGTCTGCAAGGCACAAACTCCACGGTGGTAGTCACGCTTACTGGCAGCGAGGGAACGACCATAACAAACGGTATTGTTTCCGATGTGGAGGGCAGACTTTGGGACTTGCCCGAAACGGTGGTCATCGGCAGCAACGGTACGGCATCGGCTACAGCTACCTGCCGAGAGACAGGCGTTGTGGCTGCTGAAGCTGGAGCGGTATCGAGGATTATGACTCCCACTTTGGGCTGGGTTTCGGTCACAAATCCGTCAGCGGCGGTCACAGGTACGTACACGGAATCTGACAGCGCGTTGCGTGAGCGGCAGATGACCAGTGTTGCCCAGCCGAGTCAGACCATTCTGAGCGGGCTTCGTGGTGCGTTGCTTGCGCTGGATTGTGTCGAACGTTGCGAGGTCTATGAAAACGACACCAATGTCATGATATCCACTGGCAAGCTTGCAGGGCTGACTGCCCACAGTATTTGTGCTGTTGTCGATTTTGACAATATGGCTTCGACTGCGGCGGCTGACAGGCAGACGATAGCGAACACGATTTTGATGTATAAATCTTGTGGTTGCGCGACTTACGGAGACATAACCGAAAGCGTGCCTGATGGCATAGGCGGTACGTACAGCATAAAGTTCATGCGTATGGAGCAGGTCGATATCGATGTGTCGATAGAGCTGTCGAAGCTGGACGGCTACTCTATTGCTTACCGAGATAAGATTCGCGTCGCTGTTGCGACTTACCTTAACTCGCTGGATGCTGGGCAGTCCGTTTCGATTGCGCTTCTGACGGCGATCATCATGACTGTGAATGAATCGCTCACCAACCCAGCCTTTACGGTCAGCACGGTGCAGATAAAGAAAAGCACGGATTCAGTGTACGGAGATACGGACATCGCACTCACGTTTGCTCAGGTCGCTCACGGCAGCGCGTCGGAGACGAACATTCCTATAGACGACGGCATAGCTTAATGGAGGTGCGCGATGGTTGAAGATTACTTGGCTTTGGTAGAAGCGCAGCACCGTATCAGACCCAAGTATATGGCGATGCTTGAAACGCTACTCAGGGGAGCGCAGGCGGGCTATGATGCCGCGTCGGAACAGCCTAAGCTCATGTCGCTGGATTATGCGGAGGGCGCACAGCTTGACGTGATAGGCGATATTGTGGGCGTGAGCAGAAACTATCCGTACTGGGACGGCTCAACGTCGCAAATAGGTCGGATGGATGATGCTCAGTATAGGCTGGTCATCAGGGCGACGATTGCCAAAAACCAATGGGACGGCTCATTCCATTCGTTCCGTGATACTTGGAACAGCATCTTTTCGGGCTTGGCGATGGACGCGCTCGTGGTCGACAATCTTGACATGAGCTGTATCGTGTATATTTCGGGCGATTTTGATGATGATATAGCGTCGCTTATTACGGCTGGTTACATTTTCCCGAAGCCCATGGGGGTAAAGATGAATTACGCAGTCTCGCCTCAGGGCAACCGAACAGGCACAGTCGATGAGGACGCTTATTATATCGGCGCTCAGGCGGCGTTTGTGACAGGACGCACGAGCGTAACTGCTATTTGACAGGAGGTTGAAGCATGGCATTAACAGCGTACATTACAACGGTTGGCGCACAGCTCATAAGTGAGTGCGTGGGCGATACTATGATATTGACAGGCGCGAAGCTTGGCACAGGCGGCAGTACGGATGAAACGGCTTGCAGAGCCTTGACGGACGTCGTTTCGTATGCGGCTGATGCTGAAATAGCTGGAGCGTCGCATATAGATGGGGCTACGAAGGTGACTGTCAGCTATACCAACACGGCACAGTCAGGCTCGCTGGCGGTTCGTGAAATAGGCATTTTTGCCAAGAAAAACGGCGGTTCGCCTGTACTACTCTGCTACGCCAACTTCGGTGTTGGAGATGAGGACGTTATACAGGCTGCTCAGGCGGCACAGTTCCTTAGGCTTTACGAGATAGTGATTGCTGTTGCTGGTGTGGCGAGTGTTACGGTCACGGCGGCTACGGATGTATATCAGGAGGCAATCACGCTGAGTGCGTATCCTGCCATCCTTAAAGCCACTGGTGCTGGTTCTATCGTGGCGGCTGTGGCTGGTACGGATTATGCTGCCCCTGTCCATACTCATGATGCGAGCAATATTGTAAGCGGTGTTCTGCCCGTTGCAAGAGGCGGCACAGGCTCAGGCGTGGCGGGAGCGCAGACTGGCGGTGCGTTGAATAATTTGGGCATCATCTATTCCAGCGAAACGCCAACGGTCGTGAACGGCTATATATGGCTTAAGCCTGTGAGCTGAGGTGAGAAAATGGCTACGACGGTAACAAAAACGTTTACGGCGACATCATCCAGAAATGTAACTGGGTATGTTGATTTTGACTCCGTATCAAGCAAAGAAATCGTGGTAGATGGCGTAACGAAGTACCAAGTCACTTATTCCATATCTGGCAGTGCTGCTGGTTTTACGTTGCCGGTTGATATAAGCGAAATACCAAACGGAGCGGTCATAAAGTCGGTCAAATACAGCTACAACTATGGCGTTAGCGGTATCGGCAGTTCGTATGTCAATGGCGGCGGTAGACTGGTGGATTATGGCAATAAAAGCGCGAATGCCACAAACGTTTTTGAATATCTATCGAGCATCAGCGCATATAGTGAGCTGAATGTGCAGTTGTTGTTTACTGCAAGCGGCACTCAAACGAGAATTGAAGATTCAGACCCAGGCGGATTTTCTCAGCAAGTTTCGACGCGAAATCATATAATCACTCTTGAAGTGACCTACGAAGTTCCTGAAGGCGGCACTATCAAGTTTGGCGACAACAACGCTTGGCAGGACTGCAACGTCTACTTCGGCGTGGATGGAGCTTGGCAGAAGTGTGAGGCTTACTTCGGCGTGGACGGAGCTTGGCAAAAGACGCAATAAAATTATGGGAGAGCCAACCGACTTTGGGTTGCTCACCTCCTGCATAGGGGCTTTGGGGATGCGGGAAGCAGCGGTTATATACGCCAATTTGACGTTTTATTGCTGTCGTTGACGGCAATGACAAATATTACATTATTCGAGGTGACGAAAATGATTACGTGGAACGTTTGTAGAGAAATGTACACCAAGGTCTACAGGGAAGGTACATGCTTAAGCTCTGACACGAAGCCTACCACTGACCCTTCAATGCTGAACGGCTCCATACTCATCGAGCTGGACACCAGCACCATTTACTTCTACGACGAGGAAAACTCAACATGGAGGGCTTGGGAATGAGCTTTGACATTGTCTCATACATCCTCGGAACGAGGAAGGGCGGCGGCGGCACGGTCGACATCCAGAACCCCGCCGAGCTGCAGCGGCTCGTGGCGGCGGGCAAGGCGCGGGAGATACTGCACATAGGCGACGGCATTATCATCCCGTGGACGGACAACAGCGGCAACACGCCTGTCACGTATCAATACCCGTTCGTGGTCGCCCATATCGGCGACGCTTACGATGAGAACGACGTTAAGCACGAGGACGCGGTGTATCTGATGGCACAGTACGCCACACCTTACGACATGATTTTTGACGCCGCGGAAAGCACGGATGTTGATCTCGGAACCGAGCCAAACGCCTTGGAGGGCTGGTACTACTGGGGCGTGACAGGCAGCACCTACACCGAGCTCCAGCTCGAAACGGGCGACCCGATACCGACCACTTACGACAGCGTCAAAAAGTGCGCCATAAATAACGTATCCGTACTGCGATACGGCTACAACCGCTGGAAGGACAGCGCCTACAGACAGTGGCTCAACAGCGGTAACGCCAAAAATACCAACTGGTGGGTGGCCCAGCACACGGGAGACATAGCGCCGAGCGCGACCTATACGAACCGACCCGGCTGGCTCAACGGTTTTGGCGCGGACTGGATAAGCGTTTTTAAAAAAGTGCGCGTGCAGACCGCCTGCAATACCGTCACGGACGGCGGCGTGACCGACACGACCTACGACACCTTTTTCCTGCCGTCGCTTGAGCAGATGTACGGCGCACCTCAGGCGGCCGGGGTCGAGGGCGAATACTGGGAGTACTGGAAAAACGTCACGGGGCTGGACGCGCCCACTAACGGCTCATCGTCTGACACCAACGACGCACGTAAGATAAAATCCGTCTCCGCTCCGACAGGTAGCGCCGTGACCGTGCGTTTGCGATCGGCTACCCGCGGCTACTCGTACTCTGTGTGGTATGTGTCTCCGGGCGGTTCCCTCGGCGGCACCACCGCGTACGGCGCGTACCGGGCGCTCCCGGCTTGTGTAATCTACTAATCTTAACAATAGGGGTGCGTGAGCACCCCCTGTGAAAGGAGCGATGTTTATTGAGCGTACCAGAGCCGTTAAGGCATAAGGGTCGCTTGGAGGTACACGTAAAAGCGCAGTACCTTGCAAGCTATACGATAAAGATACTCAGCAACAACAAAACCTTTCCCGCCGACGTGGACTACGTGCTCACCGACCGTATAAAAGCCTGCGCTCTGGACATATACGCCAAGGCGTGGTCGGCGAACAAGATAAACGCCGAGACCAACCCGATCAACCGCGCCATGCGCTATAAGCTGCAGGAAGAGGCTATACTTGAGTGCTCCGATATGCTGGCTTACATAGGTGTGGCCAAGCAGGTATTCCACCTGCGCGCCAAGCGGATGAAGTACTGGGGCGGTCTTATCACGGAAGTGCACAGGCTCCTGCAGGCGTGGAAGGAAAGCGATATTAAGCGGTACGGCCAGCCGTAGCCGTTTGATATATGGGTGCAGGCTGTATGTAGCGCCGTGAACGTGCGTTTGCGATCGGCTAACCGCGGCAACTCGAACAACGTGTGGTATGTGAACACAGGCGGTTACCTCAACAACAACAACGCGAACAACGCGTACCGGGCGCTCCCGGATTGTGCCGCCTATTTCCCGCAACACGGTCTGCGCACAGCGCGGATGCGCGGGGATGTATGACACAAGGAGCCGATACCCATGCCGCGAAAGCGGCGAACAATGGACTGCCGATGCGGTCAGGCTGCGGCCTGTTACCGCTGCAAACGGCAGAATTTGAAAATGACGGACGAAGATATCATAGGTTTTGAAGCCCTCTGGGACAGCGCGATGAAGTGCAAGCGCGGCGTGATGTGGAAGGACAGCGCGGCGGCGTTTTGTCTCGACGCGGTACAAAACGTCTCACGGCTCAGCGATGAGCTTGAGGACGGCACCTACAAAGAGCGCCAGCACAAGTATTTTACGATCAAAAGCCCCAAGGAGCGGGAGATTATGAGCATATCGTTCCGCGACAGGGTCTACCAGCGCAGCCTTAACGACGTGGGCATATACCCCGCGATGGCGAAGGGCTTTATCTACGACAACTGCGCCTGCCAGAAGGGCAAGGGCGCGGACTTTGCGAGGAAACGGCTCAAGACCCATATGCAGCGCTTTTACCGAAAGCACGGCAGCGCGGGCTGGGTGCTCAAGATGGACGTGCGCGGCTACTACCCCAACATGAGGCACGACGTGGCAAAGGCTACTTTTCAGCGCAGGCTCGAACCCGTGATATATGAGCGGGCGGCGACGGTGCTCGACAGCTTTCCCGGCGAGACGGGTTTTAACCCCGGCAGCCAGATCATACAGATAGCGGGCATATCCGTGCTCGACCCGATAGACCACTGCATAAAAGAGCGGCTGCGGGCGAAGTACTACATCCGCTACATGGACGATATGCTGGTCATAAGCCACGACTTTGCCGAGCTTGAAGCTATAAAGGCGGCAGTCGCCGGGAAGCTCAGGCTCATGGGCTTTGAGCTGCATCCCCAAAAGACGCGCATAACCGCGCTCACCGAGGGCGTCATGTTTCTGGGCTTCCGCTACCGCCTGACCGACACGGGCAAAGTGATAATGACCCTTGACAGCGACCGCGTGAGCGCCCAGCGGCGCAAGCTCAGGCGCATGGCGGGCAAGGTCAGAAACGGCACGCTTACCCGCGAAAAGATGGCCGAGAGCTACACCTGCTGGCGCAGCCACGCGGCAAAAGGAGACAGCTACGCGCTGCTCAAAAGGATGGACAATTTTTTTAATACGCTAATGGAGGTCTAACATGGCGATCAAAATTATACCCGCCGAGTATCTGGAGTACATGCGCAAGGCCAACTACTCGGAAAGCAACTACAGAGCAGAAAAAGCCTACACCGACGAGGTGAAGGCCACGATCGCGGAGCTGCCCGACGACATTGCAGCCGAGATAGGCAACCTTTTCGACGAGTGGCAGCCCGACATCGACGTGACCGCAGGCCAGCGCCTGCTCTATGGCAGCAAGCTCTACAAGGTCGTGCAGGCGCATCACACACAGGAGGACTGGACGCCCGACAAGGTGCCTGCGCTCTTCGTCGAGATACCCAAGCCCGGCGAGATACCCGTGTGGAAACAGCCCACAGGAGTGCAGGATGCCTATATGCTGGGCGATAAGGTTCGGCACAATAGGAAAGTGTGGCAGAGCAATACAGATAACAACGTTTGGGAACCCGGCGTATATGGCTGGGATGAGGTAAGCAACTAAGAACTGAATAACTGACTGAGGGAATGAATATGCTAAATCATGACAGCAAAAAAGGCAATACGTACACGCGGCTCATTACGTTGAAGGGCGTAGACCTTACTCAAGCGGCATGGGTCATCGTGACAATCAACCCGCAAGGCGTTTATAGCCCCGTAGCGGGCTACCCCGTCACCCGCGACAGCCGCGACTACGAGGCAACAGCCGAGAACCCCAACGGCAACCCTGAGCTTGCGCTGACCGTGGCGCAGGCAGACTTTGCCGAAGCCGTCAAGCAGCTTTCCCTTGCGCACAACCGCGCCATGTGGGCTGTAACCCTGTCCCGCGCAGACGGTGTACTGGTGGAACGCAAGAGCTTCGGCGCGTTCCCCGACATGACACCGCAACCTGAACCCGAACCCGAAGAACCCGAAACTGAACCAAATGAAGCTTGACTCTGAATTAATGCTGGATGAATTTCTCAAACGGCTGGAAAGCAAGACAGCGGAGCAGCTTTTAGCTGACATCGAGAAAGCACGAGAAAACAGCAAGGACAGTTGGAAGTTAGAAGGGGGTGATGCTATGCAGACAATCGTGAATGATTATAATGACATTCATTCCGTGCCTCAGTAGCATTGCCCCCGACAATGGGGGCAACATGAAAAACCATCATATCCGCTATAACGCATGGCACAAGATATTCAAGCGTTGGCATCAGTATTACATCAAACGCTGCATCCAGCGCAGAGAAAACATCAATCCACAGTGAGAAAGCGAGGTAACATATGAAACTTAGAGACTGGCTACACCGCGACCACAACGAACCCGAAGGCGACGCACCCGAAGAGTTTGAGGACAACGTGATGCTCGTGCGCGACAAAGCCACTGGCGAAATCAAGCGCATGGAAATCGAGGAAGGTGACGACGATGCTCCCGACGCTTAAAAAGGGCAGCAGCGGCGACGCTGTAAAGGTTGCTCAAATCCTTACCGAGTATTTGGGTGCAAGCGGCGATTTTGATACTCAGTTTCAGACTTTCGTCAAGAGTTGGCAGCTCAACCATAGCCTCGGAGTTGACGGCATAATCGGTGAGAAAACATGGGCGAAAATTGCTGCGGTCGCTCCGACGGTGAGTGAAAAATCGCTGCGGAAGGGCAAGTATGCTCAGGCTGTGCAACTGCTTGTAGGCGTTGAGCCTGATGGGATATTCGGTGCGAAAACCAAACAGGCGGTAGTCGCATTTCAGGCTACGGCGGGACTTAAGGCAGACGGTATTGTTGGTCACCTTACGTGGTCGGCACTCATTACTGGCAAGGCTGATGAGCAGCAAGGTAAGGTCATAAACGGCTGCGACTACTACTGCCAATGGGACAGCAAGTGGAAAAGTGTTATGTACTCAAACCACGGCGATAAAAATCAAACCATCGGCAACAGCGGTTGTGGTCCGACCTCCATGGCGATGATACTTGCCACGTGGATTGATAAAACTATTACGCCTGTACAGACGTGTGAGCTTGCGCTTAAAGGCGGCTACCGTACCAAGGACAGTGGTACTGCTTGGGGCTATTATGAGTACGTCTACAGGCATTTTGAGGGTTTCGCGAAGTTCCTGCCGACTACCAGTATAGCTACGCTTGAAGCTGCGCTGCGAGAAGGTGCGCTGGCTGTGTGCAGCATGAACAGCAACGACAACAACTTCTGGACGAAGGGCGGTCACTTCATAACTGCGGTGGGCGTGGATGATAAATACTTCTACGCCAATGACCCGAACAAGACGTCCCATCCCCGCAAGCAGGACAAGGCGAAATTCAAGTCCTGCATGAAAAAGGCTTTCATATTCTGGAAGTAATAATATATAAGAGGTGGTTCAAAATGGTAACGTGGTGGCAAAGCGCAATAACGATAGTCGTGGCGATATTTGCGTCAACTGGATTCTGGCAGTACATACAGTACAAGAACGAGAAAAAAGACACCCGCACAAAGATGATACTCGGCTTGGCACATGACAGGCTGCTTTCGTTGTGTACCGAGTTCCTAAAGCGCGGGAACGTCAAACGTTCCGAGTATGAGAATTTGAAAAAGTATTTGTACGAGCCGTATATTAAATTAGGCGGTAACGGCGTTGTAAAGCACATGGTCGAACAGGTTGACAAACTACCGATAACGGAGGGATGAAAATGCGTCTGAGCAATGGTATTTATGATGTCCTTAAGTGGCTCGTAGTGATAGTGCTGCCCGCACTCACTACGGCGTATGTGGGTCTTGCGGCGATTTGGGGCTGGCCATATGCAACGGAAGTTGCAAAGACTGGCGCGGTCGTATGCACGCTGCTTGGTGCGCTGCTTGGCATCAGCACGGCACAGTACAACAAGGAACAGCACGGTGACGAAGATGAAAACAATCGAGATTGACGGCGTTGTGGTAAATGCCGACGATGAGATTGACGAGGAAGAACTTGCCGCGTATGTGGAGCTGGAACGTAAGCACTACAGAATGGCTCAAAGTATAGATGTAAAGCTCGATGGCGATTATGTCAAAATCTGGGTGCATACCGCTAACAAGCCGTTTGAACGAATCCGCCGCATCAGTGGCTATTTGGTCGGCTCTCTCAATAAGTGGAACGATGCGAAACGTGCCGAGGAAAAAGACCGAGTAAAACACAGTATTTGATTATATGCCCCGCTTCGGCGGGGTGTTTTTTTATTTTTGGGCTAACATCCGAATTTACGAACTATTAATACTAATCGTTTGACAACGACACCTATCGGAGTATAATTAATAATGTCAGGAGCGGGATGATGCTTCGACAGGGACTTACGGACACAGGAGGTTGAAACGATGAGGAACGTCAAGGGCTTGAATCTGAAGAACATGAAGGAAACGCTCGTCAACTGGAGCGGCAGCACTGAGGACCTTGAGAAAATCTGGGATACGTTCTATGCGATGTGCACGATGCGTTTCATCAGCCACGATACTTGGAAAAAGTTTTACGACGAGTGCGCGGGCTGGTACGTGACCGAGGACGGAGCGGAAGTCAGGGACAGCGAGCGAGATGACAAGCTGATTTGGGCTTACACGAGCGATGCGGAATATCGCGCCTGAGTTAATGAATGGAGGTACGGAACGATGATTAGAATGACGGACGACACCATGAGCGTAGAGATCACCATGCACGTGTGGCAAGGCACAAGCTACTCACCCGATGTAAGCTTGGAATTTTACGAGGCAGGGAGCCTACCTTATGACAGGGAGCACGACTTACACATCGTCGATGATGTCGATTACTGTATCGACATGGCAAGAGACTGGGGAGCTGAGGACGAAAATAACGCCGTCGAAGTGACTGAGATTGACGATAAGCTCACTTGGAGTAAGGACATCATCGACAGCACCGTAGCCAAGCTCAAAAAGGACTCCGACGAAGACTGGGAGAGCAAGCTGTATAAGCTTTGTGCGGACTGTGGCGAAGGCAGCCTGTACCAAGATGTGCTGCCGCATGACATCGATGACGATGAGCGCGACTGGGCAATAGACGCAATTGACAATTACATCAAAGTCAAGTACGGCGTAAGAGTTTGAGACGTGAATAATGGAGGGCGAGACGATGACAAGGGTACAAAATGTTCCAAATTACGCGATGGATTACACCTTCTGGGTAGTACGTAAGGTCGGCAGCGACCTGTGGTTCTGGGGCGCATACGAGAGCGAGGACACGGCTGCCAACGCAGCAGGCGAAATCGGAGGACTTGTGGTCCTGCACAGTATCAAAGGGGAGGCGATACTGTGAGGCGTTCTCTGCCACTCAGAGGCAGCCTTCAAACACTTGATGGATTATATTAGCACACTTAAAAAAATCAGCCTACGGGCAGTACAGGAGGGCTATCATGGTTAGGGTAACATTTGAGTACGCAGACGCTATGTCAAACTGGGAGTGGCGCAGACAGTCTTGCGTGGTTTCGTCGGTGCAGGAGTGCGTCAGGATTTACGGGCTGGGGATTGATTGCGAGTATCGCATCATTTCGGTCGAGCCTGTTTGAAGGGAGGAAACAAGATGAAAAACGTCATCGTTACTGCTGAGGCAAGGCGGCTGATGGACAAATACCCGCTGTACAGTCAGGACGGCAAGGGCGACAAGGCAAAGGTCCTTTTCAAGGTATTCAATCCCTATGGAGGGCAGAGCTGGTACGTGCTGGAAGCGGGCGAGATTCAGCCTGATGGAGATCGCGAGCTGTTTGCCTTGGTGACGGATTGCGGCGAAAAAGAGTACGGCTACTTGATGCTTTCCGACCTGACCAAAACGAAGGTCACGTTTGGAGGCTATCAGCTCCCGCTTGAACGCGATATTTACTTCAAGGGAACGGTGGCTGACGCACTTAAAGACGCACGAATTTAAAGGGAGGTATTTACGATGTCACATTTCACTGTAGCGGTATTCTCCAAGGGTCCTGACGGCGTGTCCGATCTGCTTGCACCGTATGATGAAAATATCCGAGTTGCACCGTACATCAGGTACACGCGTTCTCAGGCGATTGAGGCAGCGAAAGGTTTTAAGGTCAATGAGGGCAAGTCTGACGACGAGCTGTACGAGTGGATGGCTGAAGACTACAGAGACGACGATATGATAGATGAGCAAGGCAATCTGCTTTCGACCTACAATCCCAACTCCAAATGGGATTACTGGATTGACTATAGCGGCTGGGTAAAAAACGTTCTGCGCCTGAAGGACGGCAGCCGAGACAACAAGGGTCCTGTCAACGATGTGGACTTCGGGCGGGATGAAAAAGCCTACCGTGAGGGTTTGGAGTTTTGGGACAAGTACGTTGAGGGAGGCGGCAAGCCTGACAAAGACGACTTTAGGACGTTTTACAAGCCCGAGTATTATATCGACCAGTTCGGCACAAGGGAGCGTTATGCTGATGTCAAGTCGAGATGCCGCACTTATGCGTTTGTGGATGCAATCGGTCGCTGGCACCAAACTGGTCAGATGGGCTGGTGGGGCATTGATGATGCGACGAAAGACTCCAGAGAATCATACTACAGGGAGTTCGATGCGTATGTTGAAAAAGCCAAAGCCGATGGGCTTTACGTCACAGTCGTCGATTGCCATATCTAATCCGAAATTACAGACTATTTACACTATGCGTTTGACATCTAAACTACCTGTAGTATAATTATGGTGTCGGGGCGAGTGAGTCCCCGAGAGCGAAATGACTGAGACAGGAGGGCCAAACGATGACGAAGGTTGAGTACATGACCGCGATTGCGAACACGGACGAGCTGACCGCGCTCAATGATTTGGTGGAGATGGCGGCGTTCGATATCGAGAGCAATGCGGACTACGAGGAAATCTACAATGCGGCTATGAACAAAGTACGCAAAGGGAACTAAATAAAGGGAGGACGAAACGATGGCAAATTGGGAAGAGTTCAACAAGTTCAACGCGGTTATTGACAAGTACATGCCCGCGAGGGGTGAGGGCGAGACGATGGCGAGCCAGACGGTAACGGCTGTGAACAAGCTCATCTACAAGTGGTTCAACGACGGCGACGTGTTTGACAACACCTACCACATGGGCGGCTGGTGCAATGACCTGTCAAGTTACGCAAACTGGCTGGTCAAGTGGGTTCGAGCCTTTGCCAACTGCCTGTACGGTATAAAGTATGTCAAGACCGAAGAGGCGTACAGCGACTTGCTGATGAAGCTTGCGGAGCGGACTTTGAACGAGGATTTGCTAAGCGTGTTGAATAAGCTCCCGAAGCATGGCACCATCTATGGCTGCGACGGTCGCTTCAAGTTCGCCAAGCCTGACGAAAATGACGAAGATGAGTACGACGATGGCGATGATGAACAGGAGGGCGATGAATGACACAAATCACCTTGCTCACAGGCAGCGGTCAGGCAATCGGGGAATTTGATTTCCCCGACTTGGAGACCGCGACAGAAGTTGCTCAGATGTATGCCCAGCACGACCTGACTGACATCGAGCTGGTGTACAGTTCCTCAGGAAAAAGGCTGAAAAAGGTCAAGACTGTCAGAAGCCGAACGCCACAGTTGCTCTCAGATTAGTTTTAAGCCAAATCTGCCCGCCTTAAACAAGCGGGCAATGTATTTACCCATACCGAAACAAAAAGCGATTCTGAGGGCTTCTGTACGTTTTTTCGGAACGTGTTGACACGGGGACTGATTGGCTGTAAAATAACCGTATGGAGGGACGAGATGATTATCAAAATTTCGGAGTACGCAAAACGCAACGGCAGACCGTTGAGCACGGTGCAAATGTACGCACGAACAGGCAGGCTGAAGACTGCCCATAAGCAGGACGGCATTTGGTGCGTTGATGAGGACGAGCCGTGTCCACCCAGTCCGCACGAAAAGACTGGCAAGTATAAGGGCTGGAGAAGCCGTTATCCTATCAAAAATCCGGGGCGTATGGCTTCGAGGAAACGAGCGAGACCCATCAGGGACATCTATGTCGTGCTTAAAAGCGGTCACGAGCTGGTCAATGGTTTATATTTACCTAAGCCTGACGAGGCTCTATTTGTCAGCTATGGGCTTGAAGAAGCGCACTCAGCCTACTCGGACGCTTTGTCGTCAAGCGTGGAGACAGTTCCGCGACCATACATCCGTGTAGTGGGCTACCGCGTGCATTGCGAAAAGACCGACACTGCTGAACAGGCGTATATGGGTGCGATTGATAATGATGAGCTGCAGGATAGACAGATTTTTTATATCCTCGATCAAGAAAATGAGTACCTAAGACCGTCCCGAAGGAAGCTCCGCAAATAGCGGAGCTTTTTGTTTGGTAGTATTTACTACCATTTTACTACCACACACACGTACATTGACCTACATAAACCGACATCGGATTTGAACGGCAAAAAGTAAAAGCCCTTAAATCCTCGCGAAATGCGGGCTTTTGAGGGCTTTTTTTATGCGCGAGCCTGGCGGGATTCGAACCCACGGGCTTTTGC